TCATAAAAATGACTTAACCACTCCGATAACCCGTTTTATTTCTTTTATCTTTTTCTTATTTAATTCCTGCCCGTTTCCATATTGCGGCTCCCGATTTGCCGCAACCATCAATATTTTTGTAGGTTCCACCTTCGACACATAACGGAAGAAGACTGAATCATCAGGCATGTATATTGCATAAATCTGACCGCAAATAAGCTCACTTTCCGGCTCTTGACTTACCGCGATCATATTCCCTTGTTCTATTACTGGAAACATTGCATTATCACGCGCTATCTCGATATTTACATTTTTATTTCCAAGCAACTCTGAAAAGAAAACCATCCCCTGCTTTAACATATCGCCTCTTCCAGTACACAGCCATTCTACGTTCAACTGTGGAAATGGTGATAGAATCTTTGCGATCATATCACTCCCAATACTTCCGTTGCTTTTCTTGGAGTTAGCGATATAGCCATTGGATAGCCCGCACTTTTCTTCAAATGCCTTTGCATTTTTAACCTCACCTTCGGATTTTTTCAAATACTCGATGAATTGAAGCAACCTATCAATAGCTCTTTCCATATTACTTTTCTATTTGTTTTTTGAGTTTATCCACCTCTTGACGTAGAGCATTTATCTCGGAATCCTTCTCTGCAATTATTTTATTGTAGTTATTAGTGGTTTGCATGAACATTTCAAAAGGAATAGTTGCACCTTCTTCTCTCGTGGATTCTAAAGTATCACTTTCAGGAGCTTTTTCAGGATTAAACATACTGCCTTCTCCTGTTATAAGCCATATTACGTTGAGTTTAGGAAAAACTCTCATTATTGTAGCGAGCTTATCTGCACCAAAATCGCCTTTCAACCCGGTTAGATAGCCGGATGCCCAACCACACATTTGAGCGCACTTATATTGTGAAACTTCTATGCGATTCAAGAACTCCAAAAAACGTGACTTTGAATTTTCCTTCTTTTCTTCCATTTTATAGACTTAAATATTGAGCGATAAAAGGCTATCAGACAATGATTTAAGCAAAAACATGCTATAAAACATATAAATTCACTCAATATTTTGAGTGAAAATGCTTGCGCCACTCAATATCTTGAACTACATTTGCATCGTTGTTAGTAAAGAACAACAGACAAAAGGATATAAGAATGGCTGGCAGCTACCGATAGCTACTATACATATTCCAAAAGCAAAGATAGCTGTTAGCTTTCTTATTTCCAAATAAAATCCTGTAAAAACAAAGTGAAATATGAAAGTAACAGTTGAAGATATTAAGAAGATTCCCGTAAACGGAGTATTACAAGTTAAATTAGAAAATAATGCAGCTTGTGTATCTGCCCGCAACACTGTACAGTATGTGAAAAACGTACATCCAAGAGAAGACGGAAAAACCTACTCCGTTAGCACGGACTGGAAGACGCATACAGTAACTATCAAGGTGGTAGACCCATGACTCGGACAGAGGCAAGAATGGTAGCGGAAGAACTCTACAAACTTATCCATAAAGACGTGAAAAACATAGTTTCCCAAACGGTGAAAGAAGAAACCGAAGAGTGGATAGGCGCGAAAGAAGCCGCAAAGGTATTAGGCTGGTCGGTTGGCACATTATACAATCGAATCGAAGAGATACCCCACACCAAACTCAACAACAGATTACGCTTCAAAAAATCAGCACTGTTACAATACCTCAATAGATAGCAAGGATGGTGTGGCTTGACCGCCTATCCATCCACCAACTAAACCGATGATAGTATTCGGGATGCGCGAAACCTGCTTAGTGGTCTGTATCCGGCTACACTCTTGGAGAAATTGCCCGGCGCATAGCCTCACCTGTGATGTTGCAGGATTATATAGAGGAAAGTGAGATAAACGCCCAAAGCAGTAGGAAGAGACTTGTCCTTCCGAGGCAGCGTGAAAAAGTAGAATGATTCACTAAAGAATCTATCTGCCTAAAATGACAATAAAGGTGAAGTACTACCATGAGCAGAACAACATATACCCCCTACCGCACAATTCGGTGTAATAACGTTAGGTCGTTGAGGGGGAGCTAATCAAATACTAAAAGCCATGAAAGAGCTAATTTTATCAAAAGAAACCATGAGTTCTATTGAAATTGCAGAACTCACGAGCAAACAGCATTCTAATGTAATGCGTGACATACGTAACCTGTTAGAACAAGGCGTTAGCCAAATCAATTTTGAATTGGCGGAATATTCGGATAATCAAGGAAAACCAAGACCATGTTACAATCTAACAAAAAAAGGTTGCCTTATTCTCGCATCCGGTTATGATGCGAAACTCCGCGAAAAAATCATTGACCGATGGGAAGAACTGGAAACGAAATCTCGTCACGGTTTTCAGGTTCCTTCTTCATTTAGCGAGGCTTTAATGCTTACCGCAGAACAACAAAAACAAATTGAGATACAACAAAATCAGTTATCTGCACAAGCTCCTAAAGTTCTTTTTGCGGATGCCGTTGTAGCCTCTGAAAACAGCATTTTAATTGGTCGTCTTGCCAATGTTCTCAAACAGAATGGCATTGAAATCGGTCAAAACAGACTTTTTAAATGGTTGCGCGACAATGGATACCTCTGTAAATGTGGGGAGAAATACAATCAGCCTACCCAAATGGCAATGGAACTGGAACTTTTTGAAGTAAGTTATGGCTCTATTGTACGTGCTGATAAAAGTATCAACACGATAACAACTAAAGTTACCGGGAAGGGACAAATATACTTTATAAATAAATTCTTGAAAAAATGAAAAAGATTACAGAAATGACCGAGCAAGAAATTCTTGCATTGACGGAGGAAGATGTACAAAAAATAATTAAACTCCGCATGATGGGAGAAGGAATTAAAATCATGGATAAGCCAAAAGTTCCTGAATTATTTGAGATAGCACCTGCGGACGTACAGATTTTCACCATTCCCATTCTTGATGGATTTGCTTTTACGAATATGGAAGAAGTGACAAAAGTTGCTGAAGTTCTACAAAATGTAAATTCACTCCGTAAAGTGGATTACGATTGGAATAAGTTAGGTAGTGATTATAAATACCTTACAAAAAAAGAACGATATGCTTTCAGGGGTGATTCAGATTTTGATGTACAATCCGGTTGGGTGTATTCCAGTGAACTATATGCTAAAATAGCAGACTTCGCAGTGCAAAACAAGGCTATGAAAGAACAAGCCGAAAAAGACAAAAAAGAATATGAGTCGCAGTTACAAGAAGCATCTGGCATCACCACCGAAATACGTGAACGAGTTTCAGAAGTTCGTAGTAAGTACATGCGATTAAATGACCTCACAAGAAGATTCGCTATTGACTATTTTTCTCTTTCTGACAATAACGAAGATATGGCAATTAAGTTTATGACGAAAGCATATTCTCTCACAGAAGAAGAGAAAGAATATGTTCTTTCAAGCTACAAAGAACAATTAACCACACATGATAATTAGCTTTTAATTAAAAGCTGCCAGACTCCTTGCTTGTGAAAGTAGGGAGTTTTTTTATTAACGCTTATGGAAATATGGAAAGTAATTCGATGTTGCCCTGAATATAAAATCAGTAATCAAGGTAGAATAATGAATCGGAAAGGGAAAATAATGAAAGCATATAGGCAAAAAGATGGGTACATGAGAATTTCTTTTTGGAAGGACAATACGACTTTCTCAAAATTCATTCATTGCCTTGTGGCAGAAGCATTCATTCCTAATCCCGATAATTTACCACAGGTAAATCATAAGGACGAAAACAAGTCCAATAATCATGTGGAAAATCTCGAATGGTGTACGGCAAGTTATAATTCCAGTTATGGGAATCGGAATAAAACTAATTCAATTCCAGTACTTCAATACACATTAAATGGAGAATTTATAGCTGAATACCCATCTATACTACAAGCAAGTAAAATAGTAGGAATATCCGACTCTACAATATTTAGGAGTTGCACCAAGCCGTATGAAAGAACAAGAAGAAAGAATAATTATAAATGGAAATTCAAGAAAAATGAAAATTAGAGACACAATTTACGATTTACCAAATCAAGAGTATCACAAAGGAGAGTTATATAAAGACTTCCTTAGTAGTACACAAATCAAGGACTACTTGGTATCCCCCAAATTCGCCCGGTTCAAAGCACTTCATCCTGAAATGTTCGAGATAGGTGTTGAAGCTGCCGAGAAAGGTTCTTTATACCATGATGCAATGGAAAGCATTGTGAATACAGGATCACTTGATAAATGGAGAAATAACTTGTTAGTTTTCCAGCCGCCGATCAACGAACGAACCGGATGCCCTTATGGACGTGAAACTCAAAAATATAGAGACGCACTCGCAGAAGCCGTTGCCGCAAATCCCGGAAAAAGCCTAACAAGCAGTGCTGACGTTCAGTTAGTTGAAACAATGGTATATGAATTATTGAATTGCTGCCGGGAAACTTCCAAACAAATAAAACAAATATTGAGCTTTAAACAGACAAAAGCTGAAGTTAGTCACTTTGTTGAGTATAAAGGCTGCAAATTTAAGTACCGTCCGGACGTTGAGACTGCAAAAAAGATCATAGACTGGAAAACGGTTGCAGTGGATGATTTGCACGAAGATACGGTCAATCGAGTTATTGCCAAATTCCATTACGGAATATCTGCCGCCTTCTATCAGTTTATGGAGCACGAACGTACAGGCGTATGGAAAGAGTTCTATTGGGTAATGCAGCAAAAGACTGCCCCTTATGATGCTGTATTCGTCAGTGCTGCCAACTGGGCTTATCACATGGAAGACGGTATTGTCAAAATGGGATCAAGTGCTCTTCTTTTTATGAAGTTACTTGAACAACATGTGTACTGTACTCAACAGAATGATTTTGATGGAGCACAAGTCTTTATTCAGCCCGGATTCAAAGGGCGTAGGATTATGATACCTGATACCCCTTCATTCGAGAAAAACAGATTGTTTAATTTTTATAATAACGAAAATCAATGAAACCAAATGAACAACAAGGTAATTTAAACATGGGACAATCAGCCCCACAACCACAAGCGGCTCCTGAACAACCAGCACCGCAAGTTCCGGTCGTAACCCCAACAGCTCCACCAGCTTTCCCACAACAACTTAGTGGACTGGAAAAATGCTTTATATCTCCAAAGAAGGCGTTTTTAGCAGCCGGAGGTACTGAACAGCAGTTTGCACGTGAAGTAAACTTCGCTATGCAAGCAATGTTGAACAACACGTATCTGATTGATTGTGCAAAAGCATATCCCGACCATTTGATTGAAGCGATTAAGAACGTATCTCTTACGGGCTTATCTCTCAATCCTGAATTGAAGTTGGGCTATCTTGTACCATACAAGGGAAAAGTTAAGTTTCAAGCCTCGTACATGGGTAAGGTTGATATTCTCATTCGTACCGGAGTCGTAAAAGATATATATGCTGACTTGGTTTATACCAATGACAAGTTTAGCATGACGAAAGGTACAGGTGGGAAATTGATTCACGAACCGGACGTTTTCGGAGAGCGCGGTGACCTCATGGGAGGCTACTATTACGCAGTTCTAACCTCCGGTGCCGAGAAGTACGATGCTATGCCTAAATCTCGCATAGAGGAAATAAAAAGTCGTTCCGAGGCAGTCAAAAAAGGAAAGCAGTCTCCGTGGGACACTGACTTCGAGGAAATGGCACGCAAAACAGTAGTAAACTGGGCTTTCAAATTCCTTCCCAAGACAGGAATTTCAGATTCTATGATTAAAGTACTCGAAGTAGAAAGTCAGTTGGATGATGAAATGTTCGAGGACTGGCGTAAATCACAAAGTCAAAAGCCGGATGATTTTGAAGAAGAAGATACTCCATACGCCGAAGAAGTAAAATAATTCATTCACAATTAAATATATAGTTTATGAAACAGATTGTAGACGTACCGGAAGGGTACATGATTAAAATTGTAAAAACAGATGTAGAACTTAAAAACTCAAATGAATTTTCTGATAATCAGTTTGAGTTTAATGGTGTAGTTTTCAAACGTGGAGATGTTATCATCAGAAATGATGGTACCATGGGGATATTGGAAAGCATACAAAAGCGTAACTATTCTCCCATGCCTTTCCTCCCACCAACAGATGTAGATGTTCCAGTAGTTTATGCCGCATTTGTTCCTTCTAATGAAAAAGGGGAACGAGTATTTATCAACATAGATGAAGCTCATCATGGAATTGGAACAATGAAAGGTTATCGACATGCCACTGACGAAGAAAAGAGCAATATGCTTAAAGCTATGCAAGAGGAAAAGCATTTCTCTTATGATTTTCTTCAAAATGATTTTAAGTATATCCCGACTGTTGGTGACCTATGTATTTTTTGGGACAATGGCAACGAAAGTGAAGCTCTAATTGCAGAACTTACCAGTACTGATAACAGTGATGATTATCCTTTCCTATCAAGTACCGGGAGTGGCTACAAAAAATGTGTGAAATTCATTTCAGATAATCAATACAAAACAATCCTCAATGAAGAAGAATAAGGCAAAAGCACAAAAAGAAGTTGTACGTAATGTGCAGCTTCTTACTTTCCGTCCAAACGGAATGAGCTATAAAGATTACAAAGAAAGTCGCAAAGCTCAAAACAAATGGCTAAAACAGCGTTTGCAAGGATTCATTTGCTATGTAGCTTCTGAATTAGTTATCATTGACAAAAACGGAGTACAACGTTTATTCAATCCTAAAACAGATAGCCAGTTGAGAACTTTTGTTCGTAAGAATCCGACGCCGTTTGTCGGCTCTACAAGATACGATTTAAAACCACTTTAATTTATAACATTATGGAACTTGGAAAAGAATTATTTAAAGACAAAGGTGCTGTAATTAGACGGCAAATGTTAGAAGATAACTGTGCGGCTGTTGAGAAAATCACTTATCCGTATCAATTCTCTGACGAAGAAATGGAAGCGAGAAAAACTTCACTTGCTAATTTGGACATCGAAATATCCGAATTAGAAGCGGAAAAGAAAGCTATGCAAGATCGTATCAAAGAAAAGATGAAACCCATCACAAAGAATCGTGGTAGGCTCATTGATGACATCAAACGTAAATATGAAGATGTTACCGATGAATGTTTCAAATTTCTCGACCGAGATAAAGGAATGGCGTATTACTACAATGGTAATGGAGACTGTGTACAGATACGTCCGGTAGGTAAGCAAGAACTTCAGAAAACTATTTATGAAGAAACTGCCGCTACTGGAACTGATAATTAATAACCCTCAAAATTAAGTTTAAGATGGAAGCTGAAAAAATGCAAATCAACCTTGCTCCGGGTATGGAGAAAGCAACTATTAAAGTTATAGAACTGGATAAAGAAAATGTTCTTCCGGTACTGGAACCGTTGAAAGTCGGTTTGAGTGGTACGATTGGAAGCGTTGCCGAGTTTCTGACAAAGAGGAAGTCGGAACCTGAACAAATCAATCAGAAACGTTGCCATATCCTTGTGGATAGAGAGAAAATGACAATCATTCTCATTACAAATGAAACAGACGGACGCAATAAAGCTGAAGTTAAAGGTGCATTGGCTATGTACCCGAAGTTTATTGAGTTTGGCATCAATACCGAAAAGACATGGGAGCCTGCACAACTTTCTCGTTTCATCAAAATGAATAGAGCCTTCTTCACTGACATTACCTACAATATGGAGCTTGTTTCTATCTTGAAGAACTTCAAAGCAAGTGTAGAGTCTAAGATGGAAAAGAATAAGGAGGACAACGGTAGCCGGATTGACAATTACAGTCAGGTAGTAAATTCAAATCTTCCGGCGGCTTTTAACCTTAATATTCCTATTTTCAAAGGACGTTCCGCAGAAGTGATTGAAGTAGAAATCATCGCTGATGTTGATGGTAGAAATATTCGTCTTTCACTTTGTTCTCCCGGTGCCGAGGTCGTAATTGAACAAGAGCGAAACAAAGCTATTGACGAACAGTTGAAAATCATCCGCGAACTGGCTCCTGAAATTGCAATCATTGAACAATAATGTGCTCTATGGACTATAAACAACGAAGAGAAAGCATCTTATCCAATTTTGCTAAAGCAAAAACGGATTTGGAGAATCTAAATGCTGAAATTCAGGCAGAGATGGATGATAATATGGCTCAAATGCAGAATTTAGCAGCTAAGAACAAAGAACTTCAATCTCTGAAAACTGATAATGACAGTTCAATCAAGACATTCTCAAAGTTCCTAAAATAATAACTAATCCGCTATCGTAAGGAATGGCGTTGGGTGAAAGACCCATTATTTGATTAATAATAGCATCTCCCGGTGTGGCTTGATCGCCTATCCGGGAACAAATGGGCGGTTATGTATTCGTGGGCTGAAACTACGGTGAGGTGCACCAACAATCCGTGAGGCTGGTTCGACTCCGGCACCGTCCACAACCATTTATGAGAGAAAATCCGTTTTAAATCCGAAAGTAGGGCGAAGATAGCGCAGGAATCACCCGCATGGCATCGGTTAGCCACTGACTCTATCTGAAAGGTAACACGAAATTGGATGGGATTAGGGATGTATGTTGTTTTGCCCCGGAGAAACGCTTCGGGGCTTTTCGTTTGGACTATTTGCCATAAATATACACTTAAAAATTAATTTGTTTAATCTTCGGGTAGTTTGCTTGTGAAAGTAGGCTACCTATTTTTTATGATCCATGAAAAAGAAACTATTTACTAAAGCTGATTTGCAACATATACAATCTGAATTAGAATTTGCCGAACAAATAAGGTTATCTAATTACAGAAAAAGCAAATCACTCCGAGAAGCCAATAAAGCCCGTCTTTCACAAATTATTATCAGTAAAATAAAAACATGAGAAAAAGAAAATACTTCGCAAGAAAAGTAGAAACACCTTATGGAAAATTTGATAGCCAAAAGGAGTATGAAAGATTTCTATATCTGAAGTCTGAAGAAAACAAAGGAATTATCCATGATCTACAACGTCAGATTAGTTTTGAAATCATCCCCAAGCTAACAAAAGTAATCCCCAAGCAACTTAAAACGAAAATAAAGTATATTGAGAGAGTTGAAGAACAAGCTGCAAAATATACTCCTGATTTCTGCTATCATAATCATTCAGGGAATTTCATCATTGAGGAAGTTAAATCTGAAGGAACTGCCCTGGCACGTGATTATCCGTTACGTAGAAAACTCTTAAAACAAATAATAGCCAAACACAACAAAGAAGTTGGCTACGAAGATTGGATTTTTAATGAAGTAAAATAAATTATTATGGAAACAAAGAAATGTCCCAAATGTGGAAGAGAACTTCCGGTAAGCGATTTTTGGAAAAACGCTTCAAAAGACGATGGTCTGCAAGATTATTGCAAGGATTGCGGTAAGGAGTATTTCAAAAAAAGAAGTAAACCTTCAGCTAACAATTTAAAGAAGGTCTTTACTAATCCTGAATTGGCTAAGTTTACCCCACGGCACCTAATAGATGAACTGAAAGCGCGTGGTTATACAGGAGAACTACAATATACACAAAAAATCACTCTGTAATGGGAAAAGAAAAATTGCGTTTGTTGGTAACTACCCAATGTCCTAATAAATGTCCCATGTGTTGCAATAACTCATGGGATTTCACGAAACTTCCGGTAGTAGAACATTTCAATTATAAAGAAGTGATGATAACTGGTGGTGAACCACTCTTGTTTCCCGATGAAGTGGCTATCTTGTCGGATACTATTAAAAACGCCAATATGTTAGCGTACAACCACGAGGTAAGCGTTTTTATATATACTGCGCTTGCAGATGGTATTTTGACTATTCTTCCTCATGTGGATGGAATTGTTTATACCCCACACTCGGAAAAAGACATTGAATCTTTTCTAAAAGCGAATAGAACAATCGGGCTATTCCCTGAAACAGTCAAGAACAAGTCTCTTCATCTTAATCTCTTTGCTAATATGAAAGCTCTTATTCCTCAAAGTGCTGATCTATCTCATTGGCAGATAAAGGATATGATCTGGATAAAAGATTGTCCGGTTCCCCACGATGAAGAATTTAAACGAGTTGAAAAGTTATGGGAAAGGATTTAGTACAAAAGGCAGAGGACTATGCAAAAACATATCCTGATTGCCAAGAGGTAGCCAAACAATCATGGCTTGCTGGTTACGATGCTGGAAAAAGAAGTAAATCCCGTAAAAAGGAACTTGATTTATCATTTGTCCCGGCAGACTTTTTACCTATTATTGAAAGATGGGTGAAATACAAACAAGAGCGGAAACAGGCGTACACCCAATCAGGGATTGAAGCATGTTACCATAAACTACTCGAATTGTCAAACACCAATCCCAATATTGCAATGTCGGTTGTAGAACAATCTATTGCAAATAACTGGGCTGGCTTATTTGAACTGAAAAATGGAACAGGAACACAACTTAGTATTAGCCAAAACCAATCTCCCAGCAACCGCAAAGAAAGCGTTGAAAGACTTGCTGACCTCTCCGAAGGCGTATTACAGGGGTTTGCAAAAATCCTCGATTAAAAACGTTTTAACTGATACACCGGAATTACCGATCTCTGAACTTTCTACAATTAAATATGGTGATATAAATGCAGCACAAGCTATTGTTGCAATAGCCATCTCTGAAGTTGTTCAGTTTTTCAATGTTGGAAAAACGATGAATGATATTCAAGTAGCAATTACATCAGACTTGATTATAGACAGATTCTATTATCTCAAATTGGAAGAGATCAAATACTGCTTTCACAGAGCAATGTGTTCCGGCAAAGTGTACGATAGACTGGACGGAAACATAATCATTGGTTGGTTGAATGAATATGATGCGAAACGTGACGAGTTCTGTTCACTTAATATCATAAACGAAAACAAGGCTCATAAAACTGATGATAATTCTTCAATTAGTTGTCCTTATGATGAATTTTGGGACAATCAGCATAAACTTGCTGAAGCCGGAGATGAAGAGGCTATTGAGCGAGTGAAGTTCCATGAAGACCTCATTAGGAAAATGAGAGAAAAAAAGTCTTTTGTCAGCCAACCATTTATTGTCCGTCAAATAGAAAAAGAAGAGAATAAATAACGAACATTTTAATAATCAACAAATTATGAAAGCTATTGAAATTAAACAAGAAAATGTAACCGAAGCGTTTAAGTCTGCTGACGGTTGCGAAGTTGCTATCAACATTCTTACAAATCTTTTCGGTAAACAGAAGCCGGATTACACTGATTTTCATAACATTAAAACCTATGAAGATGCTTGTGAAGCACTTGGTGTCAGACCTATTTCTCGCCTGCTTATTGAGTATGGGGACGGACAGAAGGAAGAAGTAATAGACATTGCGCATATTGCGTACATGAAACTCTGTACAATCGCTCGTGCACTGAATAATGACTCGGAGTTTCCTCGATTCACTGAAAACGAACGCCGTTGGTTCCCGTGGTATTATCTGTATTCACAAGCGGAGATTGACGACATGGACGAAGAAAGGCGCAAAGAGCTGGTCTTTTGGGGCGGTAATGCGAATTCCGGTGCGTACTGCGGCTTGGCGTCTGCGGACTCGGGTCACGCTTGGTCGGTCTCGGATGCGTTTGTCGGCTCTCGCCTTGCTGTAAAATCAGAGGAAATAGCCGAATACTTTGGAAATCAGTTCAAAGAATTATGGAGAGATTTTCTGATCGGGAAAAGATAAAAAACATGTCTAACCAATGGCTGCGGCGTTAGTTGCAGCCATTTTTGTTTCTGATAGTATGGACAAAATAAAAACATACGTGATAACTCTTTCACCTTTCTTCTTGAAAGGACACCCAAAAGTTGGAAAACCAACTCGATTTCGGTGTAAATTTCTTATGGGAAGAAATTTTAATGATGCTTGTATGTGGGACTGCTCTTTTGATGGGAAAGAAAATACCCGAAGAAGTTGTTCCCGAAATGCAATAATTGAAAACGGAATACCGTGGAATTTTCCAAAGATTCATACGATACGCACAAACTATAAATTATGGGAGAAGCGTATCCATGAAGTACAAAAAGGAAATGCGGTATTATCTATTCGACAATGGTCGGGAAAACCCTACCGGAGTAAGCAAACGACAATTCTTGATCTGACAAAAGATGATAGCGTTGGAATACAGCCATTGAAGATTATAAGATTCATAGATAAACTGGATAACAAAGAACGTGTAGTTATATCTGTTGATGGCAAGGTAAAAGTAAATCTTACTCTGGAAGAAATTGCACATAATGATGGATTATCCTTTGAAGATTGGGCAGCATGGTTCAAAGGTTCCGATACTTCACAAGATATGGCTATCATTCATTTTACATCTTTCAGGTATGAATAAGAGCATTTATATCAGTTTACCAATAACGGGTATTCCACACCAAAATGTTAAGCGCAAGTCAGACCTGATAAAAAAGGCTCTCAAACAAAAAGGATACATACCTATCTCCCCGTTAGAAATCTCACCGGAACCGGACAAGCCAATATCATACTACATGGGACGTGATATTATGACATTACTGGAATGTCAAGCGGTTTTCTTTTGCCGTGGCTGGGAGAAATCTAACGGATGCTTATTGGAATACCATGCCGCACAAATTTATGGATTAGAACTAATATTTGAGGAAGGTACGGAAAAGTCACTCGAAAAGGTACAAAATGTTTTTTGTTCCCATTGTGGTTCTGCAAGCGTTTGTAACCGACATACTCAATTAAGAGGCGGATGCCAGTCATTGTTGTCATTCACATTTAAAGTAGAAGAAGCATTATGGAACAAATAATTAAATTAATTGCCGGGCTATTCATATTATTCATAGCTCTTTCCGGCGTGGACATTTCTTTTAGACCACTGAAATTCAGTCTGGACAATCCAATCTTCGGTGTCGGGGCAATTATCATGTTTATAGGCTTTTCTATTTGCATTGGCGCGTCCCAATGGCGTGCAGTTGAAAATCACAAAGAGAAAACTGGATATTACAAAGGCTATGAGAATGGGGCTAAAGACGCTTTTCGATTGGTGAAAGAGAAATCACAAAAACAAGAAGGGAATGAAGAAGTACAGGATTAAAGCAATAAAATGCTATGCAATCATGGCTGACAAATATGGGTGTGAAGACTTGTACGTTATCCCAAAGTATAAAGTACAGGTGAGAATTATGTTCATTTGGATAACAATTAAGTCATTTGTGGACGCCGATTCAGATTACGCAAAGAACTGTGCTAACGAACTTCAAGATAAACTCAACGGAAAAATATAACTATGATAGAACTAAAAGGAAAATATGGAAAAGACTGCAAGGTTTTTGCAAAAACAATAGAGTCTGCTGCTATCGGCACAATCCAAAACATTCTTGATAATCCAGTTACCAAAGATGTTCCTGTACGGATTATGCCGGACACACATCAGGGAGTTGATATTGTGATTGGTTTCACAATGCCAGTTACAGGGCTTATCAACCCCAATCATATTGGTGTAGATATTGGTTGTGGGATAGCTTTTGTGAGGATTCTGAATGTTGTTAGTGAATCTTCTTTTGAAGAGATTGATAGAACTATCAGAAACGTTGTTCCAATGGGATTTGACATTAATAGTGAATCTATCACAGAATCCGAAAAGCAGTCATTCTTCGACAAAGCAAACATTAATCTATCTTTTCATCGAGAGAGGATGTTCCCGGAGCCGCCTTATGTCGATGAATCATATATAACCAAACTATGCAAAAAGGTGGGTATGGATGAAAAAGTATTCTACAATTCAATCGGCTCATTGGGAGGTGGAAATCACTTTATTGAGATTGGAAGAGATGCACATAGTTGCATATACCTAACTATCCATTCAGGCTCTCGAAATTTTGGTGTGAAGGTTTGCAAGTATTATGCCGAATTAGCAAAATTCGACAAAGGGGCTTTTTCTTTTAAATTGGAAGAAATCAAGAAATCTGTTCCACCCCAACTACTTCAAGAAAAGATAAAACGGCTCAAAGAAGATTTTTCTATCAGGAACGGATATTTATCTGATACTGTTATGTGTGAATATCTCTATGATATGTCAATAGCACAAACATACGCTTCAATAAATAGGCAAACAATCATCAATCGTATCTCCTATAAATTAGGATGGAAAACTTCGTCTGCCATCGAAACGGTACATAATTATATCAACTTCGACGACCTTATTATCCGTAAAGGTGCCATATCTGCACATGAGAATGAAATAGTAATTATTCCTATGAATATGGCTGACGGTATATTACTTTGTCGCGGTAAGGGAAATCCTGATTGGAATTATTCGGCACCTCATGGAGCCGGACGTTTATTCTCCCGGTCTTCTGCTAAAGAGAAATTATCTATGGAAACATTCAAAGAAAGAATGGCTGAAGTATATTCAACATCTGTATGTGAAGGAACAATAGACGAAAGCCCTATGGCATACAAAAGTACAGAGGAAATCAAAGAGCTTATTGAGCCTACCGTTGATATAATTGACACTATTCGCCCACTGATAAATATTAAGTCTTTATGATTGGGAAAAATGAGTTCCCATTCTCTCTTGGTGGTTTCGGATGGCAAGAAGAGTATAAAGGCTTTGATATTGTTGTGCATGTTCAAAAATACAAAGGTATATCTGCTTATGCCTTCTCTCCCGAGAAACGAATTGTTTGGCAAGAATCAAGAACTTTTGGAGACAAAGACGAATTGTTCCAATGGGGAAGAAACGGTATTGACCGACATATACAATCCCAAAAAGAAGAAGCCGAAAGAAAGGCTATTCGTAAAGCTGAATATTACATTAAGAAGGGAAAGGAAGCTGCCCTAAAAGCCTTTAGTAGTGCTATGTACTTCTCTGATATTAAAGGAAAAGAGTACGAAGAGGCTTTGGGAACATTTAAGTACGAACTTGAAAATCAATTTGATAAAATAAAATGAAAGCTGCTGATATTATAAATGGATTCTGTGAATTTGTCTTCCGGGACAGAAAAGGAAATAAGATATACCCGAATGTATTTGTTGGTGCTTGGGAAGCCGATTTATTGGAAGTAACCCGGTCAAAACTTACTTATGAATATGAAGTGAAGGTAAGCCGATGTGATTTTCACAAAGATAGCAAGAAAGAAGGTAAATTCAATAATATTACTTCCGGTAAGCGTACCAACTACTTCTACTACATTGTTCCTGATGGACTTGTGAAACCGGAAGAAGTACCTGAATTTGCTGGACTAATCTATGCGATCAATGGAACACGCCGGGCAAATGGATATACAGAACCTATCATTTATTTCCATGTAGTCAAAGCCGCTCAAAAGGTATCCTCCATCAAAGCAGATAACAAATTCATTGATAAACTTAACTTATCGGCATATTATCGTTATCATAAACTTCGTAGAATCAATTATTTAAAAAATAGTATTAATGGATAAGGATGATTTTAGAACTCTCATAAAGATAAATGGAGCGAGGAATTTAGGTTTTAACTTGGAAAGATTGAAATACTCAAATAGTGATTTAGAACGCTCCTTTTCCGAAGAATGGCAGAAAGAAAACAAGAAACGTCCGGGCATTAACAAAGGTCATGGAATACTTCAAGACCATTTTATTGACGAAGGATTGCACCATGTGACTTTTCTATGTGAAATTACACATAAAGAAAGGTTGATCCATTCAATCTCTACGAAAAGGTATATATGGCAAAAGTATTTATAACAAAATATGCCTTAACATCAGGCATAATGGAAATAGAAGCGGATATTCATAAATCCACGTTTAACAATCAAAATGACTATGTGAAAGATGGTCCTTTTTCTTTCCATTATATAGGGAGGGATGCTTTTACTGAAAAATCAGAAGCACTGAAGAAAGCGGAAGATATGAGAAAAAAGAAAATTGCTTCTCTTCGTAAGCAGATTGATAAACTTGAGAAATTATCTTTTAATAAGTAAGGAGAAATTTATTATGGGAATAATTAACAATATAGAAGGGCTATTGAACGACGTTCTACTGGACTATGAGCGTATCAGTGAAGCCGTACACGCGAGTATATCGGAGAGTATCAAGTTATCCGACCTGGACAAACTGTACGAAGTATGGCGCTACGGAGACCGGGCCGAACCCTTGTACAGGCTGCTACAGGAGAAGGCGAAAAAGGGCGCTGACGCTTTCCGGGAATACCTGCACGGCATGTTATATTTCGAAGATGATAATGAACTCATAGAAGCCCTGGCGGAGGGCCCGATAAAAACGCTTATAGCCGGAGCGCTGTCACTTGTACAACAATTGGAGCCCGGAATGTTAGTAACGCGGGATAACCGGAACGGCGCAGTCGTGTACCAGGTGGAAAAAGGCTATACTTGTCGGTGCATACTGGACGGTGCGCGTGTCGAAGTCTACACGCCCGCGTGGTCGGGAGAGTGCCCGATCAATTATGACAAGCTAGAACGATGGGCGCTTGTCTACGTGAACGACGAATGGTGGCAGGTACATGGCAAACTACGGCGGAACGGCGGACACTTCGAACTGTCTGTAAGGCGCGTGCGGAGCATGCACCGGAACATTAATACAGAGATTCTCATTGACCCGGACATTAAGCAGGTGATAGCCCGGGAAGAGCTCGCCGACTATTACCTAGTCCCGCGAAAGGTGAATGAGGAGAAAGGAGGCACGGAATGAGTAAGAACACATTAACGGCAGAATATAACAGAAGACAGGTGGCGCAAGTCCACTTCTGCATACAATACATGTTTATCAACGGTTTTATGAGCTCGGCGGAAGCGGACATATTTCACAAGCGCCTACGTAAGTACCAAGATAAACACAAAGTAACCCTAACACGAGCCCAGCTAATGTCCGCCGGGCTTGTATATAACGATGAAGCAAAAGTAATTAACGAATAATTAAATGAAAATGAACACACAATTTGAGCGGTCAGCATGTACTACCGATGAATGGTACACTCCGATAGAGATTGTAAATGCTCTGGGCGTTTTTGACCTAGACCCTTGTGCCCCGGTTAATCCATTATGGAGAACGGCAACGCAAATGTATAACAAAAACGATAACGGGCTATTGAAGGACCGGAAAGGACGTGTGTGGCTCAACCCGCCGTATTCGCGACCTCTGATCGAGCTTTTCGTCAGGCGTCTGGCAGAGCATGGTAACGGAATTGCATTACTCTTTAATCGTTGCGATTCTAAGATGTTCCAAGATATCATATTCGAGAAAGCTACGGCAATGAAGTTTCTCCGTAACCGGATTCGCTTCTTTCGACCGGATGGGACTCGTGGGGACTCGCCCGGTTGCGGTAGTATCCTAATCGCTTTCGGTGAAGATAATGCCGAGATATTAAGAACCTGCGATATCGCAGGTAAATATGTACGAATCAATTAGCGTAAAACAGAATAAATATGAATATAAAGTACAAGGATATAAATGCTATATCATACGCTCTGTGCTACGCTGATGCTATGTTAGACTTAAAGATAGAAGAACTTGAACAAAAAGGATTCAACAATGTAACAGCCGTTTATAAATCAAAAAAAGAAGAACTGAAAAGGGCAATGGATTCGCTTCAAAAGATAAGGAAAGAACTGCATCTAAAAGATGATTATGCTTATAATGAAGCATTCGGGAAGTAGTGTTTAACGTATAACAATACAATAATGATTGAAATCAAGAATCTAAAAATAGGTGACTTATTCTCTTTTCGCAAAAATGGAGCGATGTATGAGTTTCTTGGATATTGCCCGATTGAAAACCCGCCTATTGCTTTTAACCCTCGTAAGTATGAGACAGTCTATTTTGAAGATGAAAATAAAAAAGTGTATAAATTATGAAGATAATAGTAAGTTTTTCCGGCGGCAAAGATTCGCAAGCTTGCCTAATCCAAGCCTCAAAACACTATGGAGCCGATAAAATAGAAGCGGTTTTCTGTGATACAGGCTGGGAACACCCCGACACTTATCAACATATAGCTGATGTATGCCAGCAACTTAATGTAAAACTCGTAGTCTTGAGAAGCAAGAAATATACCGATTTTATAGATATGTCTATCAAGCGTTCACGGTTCCCGTCCTCTCAAAGGCGATTTTGCACCTCTGAATTGAAAATAAAACCGATGATTGACTACATTCTTTCACTAACCGAACCTTGCTTGATTATTCAAGGCATTCGGGCAAAAGAAAGTGAAGAACGATCTAAACTTCCTTATGAATGCAATTATTTCGGGGAGTATTTCGAACGCATAAAAAAGAATCGTAAAGGAAAAACGATAGAGATTTGGAAGCAAGATTATCGGAGGAAAGAGGTTATTAAATGGTGCGAGCGATACGATGCGAGCGTTTCCCGTCCTATTTTCCAATGGTCGGCACAAGAAGTAATAAATCATATCTTATCTGCCGGACAGAAACCGAATCCTTTGTATTCTCGTGGGTTCTCCCGTGTTGGTTGCTATCCTTGTATTATGTGCCGGAAGCTGGAAGTTAAGCTCATCTCGCAAGAAGAGTTCGGGCGTAGTCGCTTGATAGATGCAGAACAAAGGATGAAGGAAGAAACTCCGAAAGGTTCGTCCTTCTTCTCGCCCGGCTACATACCCAATCGATTTTGCAAGAATAGGGTTTATCCAACTGTACAGGAAGTTTTTGAGTATGTAAACCGTAATGATGTCGGGATGGATGATATGTTTGAACCGGAAGGCGGATACAGTTGTATGAGTCTTTATCACGGACTTTGCGAATGAAGTTTAATTCAAATCAATTTTAAAAATGAATTATATAATTATTTTCCTGATAATATTTGTGATAGTATTATTGGTAGCTGGTGTGTTATTTCTCTTTAAGTTTTTAGAGAATCTACAAAATCAATTCTCCGCATTTCATCAAATTCAAGACCTATACTACAAAGATTTGGTAGATAAATTAAGACTATTGCGGTTTGCGGAGATTGTAAGACTACGGGATTACTGCACTCAAAATGAGATGTATGAAAGGGCTAAAGAGTTTAACGACATTTTAAACAAAGATTTTAGTGACATTTTACCAAAGAAGTAATATTATGAAACTTAGTAAGAAAGACCTAAAGCGTATCGAAAAGTCTGCTATTAAATACAAGCAATTCTACGAAACTCCCAACCATGAAATAGACGCAATAGTTCAAGAACTGATTGATTCATCAAAGAACATGCCTAAAAATACGACGAAGCAAGAAGAAATATCCTACATATTGAATGGAGATAATGGAGATAACGATTTGGATAAATTGAAACAAATAATTGAAGAAGAGGAAGGCAGCAATGCAAAATAGTTTGAATGAAATCGCAAAGAAAGCACATGACTGCGCCGTTCGCCGTGGGAAGATAAGTCTTATAGACGAAGAAAATAATTTCCACTGTGATTTACTGAATGAAGTTGCAGAAGTGTTCAATGCTGAAGGGAAGAAAAGCCCGCACATTGAGCACTTCTCTGATTTTGAAGAGGAATTGGCAGACGTAATACTTGTAGCCATGAGCACCCTTAATCATTTCGGAAGTGATATAGATGCTCTGATAAAAGCAAAAATGGATTTCAATCAAATAAGAAATGATTAATGAGTACGGGAGAATGGATTATGAGGGCAATCGAAATGGTTGCCCTTCTTTATGTATCTAAAGTAATAATCAAAGATTTAATAGACGTATGGAAAAACAGATAAAACAAGATATGGCAGAAAACGTCACACTAACTGCCGTTTACAATATACTATTTACCAATGATATAGTTTGTGGGCTTGTGGTAGACTTTGTAAGCCAACTGAAGAAATCACCATATTACCGTTTCAATGTGAAGCAACAAGCCAAACGGATAGAATCAGAAATGCAGAAATATGAAAAGCGTATTGCGGAAATAGCCGGAAAGAAAATCTTTTTCATGGCAGATGCGAACGAAGTTATTTCTGAAGAATTACAACCTGACTTACTCAAAATGGAGTACAGTATAAAATCAGAGTTTGATAAGCACAAAATCAAAGACAGTGCTCTTCTCGCAAAAATGGAATTAACCCGGTGCATGTGTGAGCTTTCATGTCTTTCGCTTGATAAACGCATAGAGGAAACCATTCCGTACAACCAAGACGCGAAGAGGCTTACGTACCTTCGATTGACTGCCCTTTTCAGTTTGGTAGATGGGCTATCCAATATCCTCTATCAAAGTAAAGAGTATATAAACCTGAATGAAAGTTCTAATTGTAAAATGGCAATGCAAATCATACAAAGAAAACTGACGGATTGTAATATAATCAGCCGGGCAATCAGCACGTCAGACAAATTGAATCCGGCTGTGTAACTTAAAAAACATATTATATGGAAATTAGCGGGAAAATAATTGTAGCACTTCCAGCACAAGGCGGAGTTTCTAAAGCCGGGAAAGAGTGGTCGCGCCAAGATTATGTTATTGAGACAAAAGAGCAATATCCTAAAAAGATAGCTTTCTCTGTTATGAACGATAACATAATGAATTTTGGATTAACAATCGGTCAAGAAGTAGACATTCACATTGATATTAATGCGACTGAATGGAATGGTAAGTGGTATAACTCAATCACATGTTGGAAAGTCATTGTTCGCAATCCGGGTCAGCAAACGACACCCAGTCAGCCAAATTATGCTGCACCGCCTCAACAGTCGGCTCCCCTACAACCGACACAACAACAAATGTTCGGGAACGATAATAAGGATGATCTGCCTTTCTAAAAAGGTGGTGGGTGGTATCATTGCCACCCGCTACTTTTCGATCTTTATAAATTCATTGTATGTTATCCGTGATCGTGGATTATGATTTACAATTTTCATACGATACCCCTTTGTTCCCCACCAGAACCATAATAAACGATGTTTATATTCCCGGTTCACTACGGTAGAAAGACTATCTGATGTCTGATAATTGAAATCTACCGTATCAGAGCGGATGCAACCGTGAAATTCCGCCCACTTATCTACATAGTTGAAACAACTATCCTTCATCACAAAAACAATACTATCCTTTGTTACCACTTTAGTATGAGTTATATACTCAACCTGTGATGGTCTTAGCTTCAACTCCTTAATCAATTTGGCGTCAGCCTCCCGATATTCCTTCAACTCTTCAATAGTCAGACGAAGCTGTTTGCTTTCAGCCACATTAAGGCTATCTCTCACCTTATAGTTTTTCAGATCAGAAAACAACGCCTCAACATTTCCAGCTTGGCGTTTACTCTCATTACGTTCTTTCTTCAATAAACTGAAAAGACAAATGATAGCGGCAATCAATACCGCTATCACTATTCCGATTGCTAACTTGGTTCTCATTATCATTTATAGTAGATTCCACCCCTTTTCAATATCCTCCATATTTGCAGGAACACCATTCTCCATTTTAGAAATAGCTGCCGCAAATGCACACATAGTAGCCTTATCCATAATATCAGGCACATACTCCCGCGTCACCTGTAAATCCTTGCACACAGATATAATGTACGCATTAGTATTATTTTCAACAGGCGGAGCCCATCGTTTGATAAAATCACCTATGGTTATGCAATTATGCCGTTTACGATAATTTTGTAAAGTGCGCATCAACGCACGATACCCATACTCTATTGTCTTAAACTGGAAGAAGTCTTTATCTTCCTGTACTTCTCTCAAACCTTGCCACTTATCTTTGCTGATACGCAAGTTACCGGGATTGTTGTTTCTTAGTCCTCGTGTCATTTTCGTTCCTCCTTATTTGTGTTACTCTTGTTTATAAAATCATCTACTGCATGTATCATCTTATCAGGTTCGTTTTTGTGTTTTGCTATCTCCGCAGCAAGTATAGCTACTTGTCTATAATCTTCCTTCATTTTTTCCTCCGCCTTCTCATAAATGCTTTTGACTTCTATGGCACCGAAAGCGATTGCACCCAACAATGTTACTAAGGGGAAAATCGGGATATGCCAATCATAATAATTATCCAAAAACCAAACTCCCCCCATCTGCATACAATCAACGAAGGTTAAAGCTAACAGTGCATTATAATACCGTGCTATTTTATCAACGGTTTTTCTAAGCATATAACTCGTTCTTGCCTCACCCCTTTGTTTCGCTTTCCTGTATCCACTCCATAAATCTGCACCAATAAGCAGCAATACAAGCATGTATATGCCGAATAGCATCCATGCAATTACAAATAGTTCATTCAATTCTTTCATATTCTTGTGTTTGCGTTATAAATATACTATAATGAATTGTAATATCGTGATTCAACATAGCTATAATCCCCAGTTGAAATTTTTCCCTGCAAGGTAAAATCTGAAGTATTCACAATCCACCATTCAATTCTATTTGATGGATACTGATTCGTTGTTCTTGCACTAAGATGTAAACGCCGGGGAAATGAGCCAATCTTTATTTGTTTCACACTCATTCCATTGTACATGAAAGGATATGTACCATTTTCTCCACTAATCATTACTGCTCCCGGATTACCATAAAATATCATTTCAGAATCGAATCCATCTAAATCAGTGGAAGTTGGCAAAGTCATATAATGTGTATCGTTTCCTGTATTTTTGGTAAAAACAAAATTCAACCCAGTTGTAAGGTCTGCTTTGAAAGATTCTGAAGTATATTTATCTAAACTAACTTTACGATAAATCTTTTTTATACCCACTTTAAAAATACCTCTTTCACAAGTCAAATCACCAGCTTCATTCCAACTGATATTTCCATGCGCCAACTGCCCATTACCCGCCATTCCGAAATATACAGAAGCATTATCAGGCGTTTCCCCTCCAACCCAAAATGGTATGTCTCCACCAACGAGTCCTGCTACAATAGTTTTTCCATCAGGCTTCATAATCAAAAGCTGATTACCCTGCATGAAGCGTAGGATCGCATTTTGAGCCATAATTAACGGTGTGTAAACAGGCTGAAGAGTATTGAATTTCTGCCAATAGATTGTGTTAGTTACCGGAATAGAAGTGCTGGATACATGCGTCTTCAAGCATTTATAAGCATTGAAAGTATTTGCGCCAGTCGTCACAATCGCAATATCCAAATACCGGGTGCCGGAGGTCAAAGCCTCGTCATTGCGATACTCTACCCCAGCTACCCATTCAGACTGCCGAAGGATACAACCGGGCAATCCATCCTTTCCAGGATTTCCATTGTCACCGGGCTTTCCATCATTCCCATTTTTCGCTCTACGTCTTACTACTATGTGACCTTGTATCTTCATTTTCCTACAACTTTGCTAATACTTCATTTGCGACTTCTTTAGCGCGTTTACGCCATGCTTGAAAATCAGAGTATTCCTTCAAATATTCAGCACGTTTTACTTCTGTTAGCTCACTCGCTTCATCTTTGGCTTCTTCATAATTGGCGAATACAGCTTCACGTCTATCTGCCGAATAGCGATCAGTTACAATAGCACTGACAATCTCTTCATACGTTCGCCCGGTTGCATTTACATTCTCACAAACCAACTGTTCACGCTTTTCGCCTTCAACGGTAATTTCGTTTTTGGCATAATCAAAAAACAGTCGTACCAAACTGCCTTCCACCGTAACTTGTACACCTTCGGGCACTACTCCATTAAAATCACTGTACGCTTTCATTTTTACCTCCTTTTAAATTATTCATCAAAATAATAAGCACTCTTTCCTTCACGAAGTGCGCGTCTTTTAATAATCACATTCTCCACCGGGAAAATCGTATCACCTGTCTCTTGTTCTCGCAATCTTGCTTGGTCGAGTACATCTTTCAGGTTAAAGCAATTTGTTATGAACTTGTATTTTGAACCGTTCATTTCAAACAGTACACAATACCTTCCGTCTCCCTGTGAAGTCTTCACATTTGTTTCAAAATCCAACACCTTAATGGGAATATTCAGAATTTCCATTAATCTCATTTCTGAAACATCAAAGAACTTCTTTCCGTCCTTTGTCTTTCCACTTTGTTTGATTCCTTTGTCAGCAAAACTCATATCATTATCTGTTATTGTTTTCCATAAATTTCGGCAATCTCCCCATTTACACCATCCCCAGTATGATGCACGGATTTGTTGCTTACGTTTATGACTCTTAATTCGTTTATCTTTTCGCGCGAAGGTTTTCTTCATGTTTTTACGTAGCCTTACATTATCCGGTGTAAAGCAATATCCCAAGAAGTTAATCCTTCTTCCTCTTACTTCTTTTTCGCTTTCTATGTTTTTTGTTTTCATGCCTAACTTCCGTTCCTATTGGAGAAATACAACTATTCGCTTTCACTACCAATCCATATTCTGCACTTATCCGGTTGTATTCCCGGAGTAGAAATTTTGCTTCACCCTTTGTTCGTGCAAGCATCACAATACCGATGCAAGCATTTGACCTTATACTGTTCTTTGAACCTGTGGTCTATCGGGCTTACTGCGAAATTTCCGATTGGTTGGCTTGTGTACGCTCCAATCGGTACAGCTCTCTTTCCGAAGTTCTTCATTTTCCAAAATATCAATTAACTCTTTTCCGCTATCATAACTCAACAATGCAATCTCAATCAACTTTATAAACTTCTCGTCTTTGAATTTTCGGCGAAAAGCATTAATCACAACTTCGTGTGGAATACTCTGATAAAACTTTTTGAAATCAGTCTTTACAAGCCACTTGTATTCAGGATACCTACGCAAAAACATCTTCATGCGTTTGACTCCAAAATGAAGTCCTTTTCCCTTTATGCAAGCACTCGTATCGAGAATAAGACTCTTGTAAATATCTGCTCCAATCACTCTCATTATGGCATGATGGAGAATACGCCACGGGAAATAACTCTGTTTCGCAATATCCCTTCTCTTTCCCGCATCACTGACAACTGACATTATACTGAAGTCAGGATCAGGGAAATCCATCGTTAAAATCATCTTCCTTAAAGCCTCTAAATCATCTTTGGCGCGCTCGTTATGACGGCGGATAAATCGGTTTTTCTTCACCTTTCCATCCTGTGCATCCCTATCCGCTTCCCGAAGATTATCCATATCAGCAATCTGTTCTATCAAAAATCCTCTTCTCTTAGTCATTACCTTCTATTTAAAATTTACACCATACTTCTAATTTGTCTTCTTCAGACCTATATTGATTATTCCGATATTGCAAGCAAAATGGGCTTGCTTGAATAATTTGCCCGGAACTTTCGAGAATAAACCTACTAACACCGCTTGTCTGTGTTCGCAAGAGAAACAGACCTTTCCACTCGTGATTTTTTGACATCGTAACTTGTTGGTTACTACGCTGCAACCATAATATTGCAGGGTCATGGTTCAGGGAACTCGCAGATTTCTCCACGATATAATAAGTATGGCGAGAGCCGACATTCGCATTTGAGTTCGACCAAGCGTTATTCGAGTTCGCATACGCCAAGCCGCAGTTCGCACCGTTATTCGCATTACCGCCCCAAAAGTCCAGCTCTTGTTCCCTTCCGCCAACCGTCCACCCCTGTCGGGGGCGTCACGCTATTCGTTGTTCGAGAACGTGACGCTGTGAACGGATTTGTAACTATTTGTATTTCAAAGGACTAAGTTTATTTCAGCTATCAAGACGCCATCAATTCAGCACCCGTAACGAATGTCAAATTTCCATAATAAGCAAGGCGAGAGCCGACAGACGCAGCCGAGTCCGACCAAGCGGAATTCGACCCCACAAACGCCAAGCCGCAGCCCGCACCAGCATCCGCACGACCGCCCCAAAAGACTAGCTGCCCAGTGTTGTTAGCCCAAGAATGGTCAGCCCAATAAGATGTACTTCCACCTCCAATTTTTGCCGGGAAAATATCGTAGTTATCACCCGCCATAATTTCTTGCACATATCCGCTTGTGGTCAAACGGGTTGCTTGTCGGTATTCCCCGTTAGGGTGAGTCGATACTTCAGCAGTAGTCGGAAGTCGGTTACCTTTATAAATAAAGATTTCGGTTCCGTCTTGTGTATCATTGGCAGAGTTTTCACAATATACCCCTTGTATATCTTCCCATTGCCATCCATAAGGGTCTTCAATACCCATCATGTTCACGCGGGAACAATTCACGCCTGTGTTACTTCCATTTACAACAGAAATACCAATCTTTCCCCAGTTATCACCAAGACTCTTTGTTGCTCCGGTTTTCAATGATGCCGCAGCACCCCATAAATCCAAACTTGAGCTGCCACCTACTCCATAACCTAAATTTGCTTGAATATTGGTATCTCCATATTCCGACAAGCCCAGCATCATAATAAGTTTACGTTGATCGTAGTCAGTCAATCCCCAATCCTTGCCATTCACTTGTGCAGCATTCCAAAAGGCATTGATAGTCTTACTTCCCGCCGGAGCTACCCCGGAACGAGAAACAAGCGAACTACCTGACATAGAACCTTTATACGCACCGATACAGTTATATTGCCCACCATTGGCACCGCCGATATAATGTCCTCCGATTGGATACATACTTAACCATAAATAGGGTATTCCGCTTACACTGTCAGTCTTAACTAAAAAGTATAAACGCGGAGAAATGAACATTACATGTCCTTTGGATTCGTCAAGAGCAGTACCGTCAGCAAACACTCCTGAATTAGTCGGAGATAGTTTTGAGGCTTTCCCCGCATTATTAACGAGATAACGTCCACTCATTCGTTTGTATTCAGCCCATGCAGCCGTATTTCCTACAACTCCATAAGCAGTACTACTCTGAACTTTATGCTTTAAAGGGATACCCCATGCGACTTGTCGCAGAAGTTGTTCATTACCTGTATTAATTGCGTTCATCAGATTCTCCAATGAAATACGGCGAACGTTTCCGTCAATCTCAACGAGTACACTATTGCTTCTTAGCATAGATTGTACTATGGTTTCACTTCCTAAAGTTTTTGATGCCATAATTTTGTATTTGATTAATTATTAATTGAAGTTACATTCTGCAACTACATCTACGTCATACAGATTCCCGTTACGATCTGTTTCAGTTGTTGTTACTGATATGCTGTTCGTAGATGAAGATTTCAGACTCTTCCAGTTTTCCTTATCCATTATATTCATTGTCCATGCGGCAGACGAAGGGGAATATGTCGCTCCGGTAGTCATATTGACAATTTTTGCATTAACAGTTACCGGACTACCTGTGTCCACCTCCTTATTAGCTGAAGAAATGTAGCATACAACTTGAAATTCATCCGCAGTATCAATAATACGGATACCCGAACGTGCCAAAGGTTGTGAGTCACTGGAAGACTTGTACACTTCAGCAATGAACAGTTGAGTACCATCAACATCACCTCTTCCAACAGTAATTGTTTTTTGCCCGTTTTTGTCTGCCCATGCCGCCGTATCTTTGTACCATTTCACATAATAGTCTGATGCTTCATTTGCTCCGAGATATAATTTTGTCTGCAATGAAGTTGAAGTAATCTTACTTGTTAGCTGTTCGGTTGTGGCAAGAATGGCAAGATAATATGAACTTGCACCTATGTTTTGAATTACAATAGGTAAATCCTTTGTCAAGTTATACTCTACTCCGGCAACCGTAGCCACACACGAATAAATAAGAGTATCCCCGGCAATATTGGTCATACTTGCTAAATTGGCAATAATCTTAATAGCTCCGGTAGTAGTATTCATTTGAAACTTTCCGGTGCTATCAGTCTTCCATCCGCTACTTTCCGCACCATTAAATTTTAATGCTACGCCATTGTATGTCCAAGTATGGTTTGACAATGCGACTGCCAGCCCATGCGATGAAATAACCTTCGGAGTTCTTATCGGTTGGTTTGCCGCTTTCGTCCAATCCGGCGATACGACTCCACTTTCAGCATCTACACCCTGAAACAGAGGTATTCCGTTATTGTCAAAACTAAGTGTCAAGCTATCATTCGCTCGTAACCGCTTGATGGTAATACTATTTTGGGCACTGTAATCATAAGCCATAATTCCATCCTCCTTCGTTTATAATGTTGTTTATTTCCACGTTTGTATATGTTATACCTCCAAGTATTTGAACGCGAGCTTCAAAATCACCTTCGAGGAAATCACTATTCATTATCTCTTTTTCATTGATAATGATAAATCCTTTCTTTGTCCTGTGTCCACTATCACTGATCCCAGCATTAGTGACCGTTTTGGTTTTTGCTACTACATATCTCATAATTATCAGTTTATGTAAACATTCCCACTTTTATCTGTATATTCTGTACCCGAAGCATCAGTCATAACTTTGAATATCGGCTTCTGTTCCGCTTCTACATATATATCAAGCCAATCATCAAGATATGTATTGCCAATTCCAGTACGGGATAATGTTATCACTGTTTCAGTTCCTTCATTATGTTGTACCCCGGTTAAGTTCTCTGTATCAGTAAACCATACCATCTTTAAAATTGGGGCAGGAACCGGAACGATATTTCCATTGTAATGCACCATTACTTTATTATAGTGAGTTGTCTCACCCGGATTAATGGAAACTCCGCTTGCTGGTTCCACATCGAATTTGGGATAGACCCGGTTAATGGAAAACTGTTTCCTTGCTTTTTCTTTTCCACCAACATTTACAACCAAGAGAAAATCACCTTTTTCTATCAGTCTCAAATCCATAGTGATCTTTGTTGAGGTAAAAGTGATTATTTCATGTTTGGCAGTTGTAAGCTGTGTCAAGACACCGCCACTACCGATACTGTATAAGTTCAATGTATAACCAGAAGACAAAAGTGTATCTCCTTTATGTACAGATACAGAAATATAGCGTTCGTATGCGTTTTCGTTCAACGCAGCATTACGTGCAGATGTTGAAGCCGTAGTCAATCCATTAGCAACTTTATAATCATACAGTAGCAAAGCATCTTCAAATGGATTGTACCGGATGATTTGGTCGTCTCCGATTGATAAGCTGTATTCATCTTCGCTTTTATCTACGGTAGAAAGAGTTATTGTATCTGTTTTCACTGGAATATTTGCACCCAATCGAGTATCGGCAACTACACCTTCAAAATGAAGCTCGAAACTCTCACCCGGAGAAACATTGCGGTTGATCGTAATTGCACCACGAGTTGAGCCAACAGTATCAATAGAATACTTTCCATTCCAAGAAGCCACAGTTGAAGCCTCTTTCCCGTTGATATACCACTTCGTATCGGAAAGTAGTTCATTTGCATAAGGAGTATTCCAGCTACCATCCGTACAATTGACAATAACTTCCGGCAGAATTACAAGCGGAGTAACACCACGGTCAGGCTCATATTCACCATTCTCACTATTATACACTTGCGAAGCCGGGCTATTCGGAGTTATAATTTTCAAGCTGACTGCAATAGTCAATGGTTGAAAATCTTTTCTAATTCTTTTCTTTACACTTTCCATACTCTATATACTTATAATAGCTTTCGCCGTTTCAGTTTTGTTTGTTGCCGTAACAGTAAATAACGTGCTTATAGATGTGATAGCGTTGTCTCCGAGGTCTTCATAAGCAAGTGTTATATTTCCGGCAAAGTTTTTATTCTTGATTGCCCATGCTTCATCATCTGCCATATCACCACTATCACGGGTTATTCTCCATTTTGTTACAGTATCGGTTATATCGCTCCAACCTTTGAATACCCTACATGTAATGTCCATAGTCTCACCAAAAGCAAGAAAATTATCTCCTTGCGTATCTATCTCAATACGCACCGGGTAGTTTTCAAGCTGTTCAATAACTCCGGTCATGTATATGTTATTCAAATAAGCAGAATAACCTTCCATGTTCATTCCGAAGACAGACAGGTTGCTCAAATCACCAAATTGTGCCCCGATATTATCTGAAGTAAACTCCCAGTCATTCACTCCACGCAAATAGCGTTCATAAGTTCGAGTAGAATAGCGAGAAGTCTGACGTGATTTATCTGTGAAATTTCCGTATCCGACAAAGTGCATTGCCTCACACGGGTGGAACAGAAATCTCCAACGGTCACTGACTCCACGAAGCATATACCGGAACTTACTGTTTCTTCCAGCCTCCAAAATCTCCGTAATACGAAAATAACAGGTATAAAATCCTGAAAATTGAAAGTTTCCTATGCCATCATCGTAATCATCAGAGAAATTATTGTCCAACTCCACTCCGTCATGGAATATCCCCTGACAAATATCATCCACGGCAACTTTGCCAATTTCTTTGTCTTGCAAGTGTAATATTATTGTTCCCGTATTAAGAATATTCCCATCAGCATCAGTATCAGGAACCACACTCTCAATAATACCTCCGCCCGGAGCGTTCCAACGATTACCCACTTCTATGCTTATCCGGTTATATCTCAATTCAGGGACTTCCAAGAACTTACGGACAGACAATGAATCAAGCCACGCGGAACCAAATTGATCTATCTTGCCTCCAAAGCCAGCAATACCTTCAGCAAATTCACCGAAGACAGCACCTTTGAGAAACTGGATTACTCCTTGAGCAATATCATCAGAAATTTTAGAGAGGAACAACTTACTTCCAAATGTCCGAATCAAGCTGTTAATTTGTTGGCTGTTATATCCGCCTGAACCTTGTCCGCCTCCAATAGAATCTATTGCATTTTGTATCTTTTCAAGAGTACCGACAGATTTCTCATTTGCCAATGTCACCTCATAAGTTGGGACAAGCCCTTCTCCTTCAGTTATCCTCAATGAATCAATAATGATACTTCCGTCAATATTAAAATCGGATTCAGTGAATAGCATTAAGTCGCCTTCCTTCAGTAAGCTGTAAAGTTGCGGATGCCAAGCCATGTATATCTCGTCAATCTTCACTTCATAGGTATAGCGTACATAATCATTTTTTGCTAAATAATCCTTACCAGCTTTCAACAGGCGTTGAGCAGCAGCAGATATATACACTTCCGGCATATCAATATTCAAAAGCACGAATTTATCTCCGGCTTTTATATTGTAATGCTTATATGGAAAATAGAGCTTCAGCCCATCATCATAAACACGATTGCAAGTGAGAATGTATTTATTACCTTTTTTCTCACATTTGGTAATCTCAAATTCTCGTCCACCACACATACCATCTTCCATACTGATGGTGGCTGTTTCTCCGGTCAGATAGTCATTTATATCAAAACCAACATCTTTAAGAGTCAAAAGAAATGGTGGAATATCCTCTCCATCTTTCAACTGATCCCATGTACCATCATCGCTGATCGCTTTGCCATCCTTTTCGGTTGTATCCGTCACAATTTCGTCCAAGTTTCCATTGTCACCGGAATCAATACTGCATGATATTCCGGCACCAATAAGTTGCTCCGCAGTCATGCCTTCCATTGACGGATAAATCTCTGGTAATGACTCGTCACTTCCATCGAAATAGATGCTATCCTCCCGGACTCCAAGCACCGATATGTTCGGACTATCAATATAAACATCAAGTGCCTTACGAGGAAAATCCGGTAACATCAAATTTTGTACTGCCATGTTGTTAGGCAGATAATTGGTAAGAGATGCGTCCGATAACTTATTGTAATATCTAACTGGAAGATTCCTCGTGCTTCCATATACACGAAGACGGGTAGTTATTTGCTGATTACTTTCAGCCACACGCTGAATCTCAACTAATCCTTTACCTTTTCCATATTGGAAAACATTATCAATTACTACTCCGGCGGTACCAATAATTATCTTCCGTCCGCGAATAATGAAATTTGCATTGAATTTCGATTTGATGAAATCCAAAGCACCCCATACCTTAATCTTGCTGACATCAATATTTACATTAGTTGTATCAACATATTCCGGGTGTACTTCAACCGTCCACTTTTGTTCGTCAGTATAAACACGATCAAGATTAGCTTGTATCCGATCAGCCAAATCCTGTATGCTTGACGCGAAGAAGCTAAAATTTGGAAGCGAAGAAAAATGAACGTAATTATCTGCAAGAATATAATCAAGAAAATCACATCGAGTTAGTTCATCCGAATCATTATTGAACTTTACGCTATCATAGACATAAGACTCACCGCTCTTTTTTGCTCCGGCTTTCTTTAAAACACTTGGGTCATAATTTATTGTGAATTGTTCATTACGGTAAATGAAGTAATCTCCAATTTCAAAATCAATCGGTAGTTCAGAGTATATGGTCGTATTTACAAAACACTCCCCCATAAAAGTACCACTGTATTGTACTTTTCGTACCTCACAGCGCACCTTTGTTCCTGTTTTGTCATATACCTTCCACATATTATCTCTTCTTTTCTACTAATGCTAAAACCGTAGCCATATCAATACTGTACGAAGGAACAATTTCCGTCTTTGGGTCAGTTACCCGGAACTTCACCTTAAACATTACAACATCACCATCTTTAGTCGAATGGAAGTCATAGTTACTCGCTCCAAGAAAGTACAAATTCTGCCTTCCTATATTGGTATGAGGACTATACACCTTCAAAGTGGCACCATTGCCATCTTCTCCAATCAGGTAGCCTAAAAATGACACAATCTTATCATAGGCGGTTGCCATTTCACCTGTATAACATATTCCAGCTTCAAGATCATAAGCCTTTAGTGGTAATACATCAGGAATGAAAGTGTCTTCTCCGTCTTCGTCAGCCCAATCGCGTTTTGGCAAATCCTTTGTTTCAGGATACAATTCAAATGGAAAATCGGTACACACCATCTTCCATTCAGTAAGAAGGTCTTTCACCTTCGCACCGTCTGAAGTTTTCTGAAACAATATGCTATATGCCTCTACCATTACCTCGTTTTGTATGACAATAAAAAAAGAGCTTGCTATTGGGGCTATTAAACTCCAATAACAAGCTCTTTTGGCTTTTATTCTTTTTATTACGCTACAAAACTATATATATTTTCTATTATTTCAAAGAACTAATGGTGGTATTTTCTATTTTTGTTATGGATTTATGTGGTGCTCCGGGTAACGTTGCCGGAAAACAGCAGTCAATATCTCACGAGGATAAACGTTTATAGTACCAAAACGAATATCTGCACATTTTCCAATAGCAAATCCATTTCTACGACAAAGATTAGCAGAAAGATTACCGAGACGAGCAGCTTCATACTTATCAAGCTCTATAAAGTTGTGCCGGGCAAAAGCATAGACAGTATAATAAGTACACTGCAAGTCTTCATTTCCGATAAGGTGTTCAACGCTTGCATCCAACTCCGCGTTACGGTTACTGTTCATCCTTTTGTATGATACATATTCAGGCGAAACCATTTCAGGATTTGAAGGAGGAACGAAAGTCTGTATATTCATCATTCGTACCATTCCAGCAAGAATCTTCAATGAAGCTATATCATCTTTGCTCAATCCAAAACTATTCACTTCGCCATTGGCTACTTTATGAAATACTTGTCGGTACACTTCAAAGACCATACGTACTTTACGAGCGATTAAATATTCAAGACAGGAAACTGAAATGTAGTAATCTTCAGTAGGACGACCAGCCTTTGAGTTTTCCCCACTTTTGGGGATAATCTGAAAATCAACGTCTTGAATGAAATTTTGTTTCAGTGCTCTTACACAATGGTCTTTTCTTGGATAGGCTATCGCCCATACATCATCAAGATTGATTGGAAATTCATTTTCAGACTTTGACAATTCAAGAACTGCATTAAAATATGTTTTGATTTCGCTTTCGCTACTCTCTTTTGATAAAACTAAATTCGTATTCATAATCATAGTTATTAAAATGAGAAAGGGCAAATGGGAATGCCGTATATTGTGGTGGTTTACGACAAAGCCCAAATGCCCATAAATATCTTGTTCACTATCTCCATGTAACCACCACGAAACATGAGATTCAACGTTGTTTTCTGATGCAAAGCTAAGGCAATATATCATCACTCACAAATGGCATTTTATTGGTTTTCAGTATGTTGTGAATAAGAATGAGAAAGAATGAAAATAAATTAAGTTGTACAACATATTTATGGTATATTATTTAGAAATATTCTAAACTACGGAACCATGCAATCAAACATATCAAGAAACTTGTATTATTGGCTGTATGATTAATATTTTTGCATAAAAAAGATACTTATGGAATATTCTGAAAATAAAAGTAAATATGGAGACAGTGGAGCTACTGGCTTACGAAGACTATCATCAATATCACTGGCAGTAGCTATCATATCCGCATTAATATTAATTGTTGCATTAATCGCATCCCAAAATGCCTATCATGGCTATGAAAGATACTTTATTTGGATTGTAATTGGAGCCACTGGAACAGTGTATGGGATAATATCTATACCTTTATATAAAGCATTAGCCACTATGACAGAAGCTGCATATATATATAAAATTAAGAATGATGAGACAAAATTTATTGGTTCAATAAGTGAATCAGAGCATAAATTTAAAATTGGAGAAATTGTAGTATATAAGCCTCTGAATATCAAACTTAGAATAGAAGAGTTTGTAAAGCCCAATGAATATAGATGCGCTACTATTGAAGATGGAGAAGTGAAAATTTACTTTTATAAAGAGAAAGAGTTATCCAAGATAAATTGATAAGTTAAGCCGGGAACTACCCCGGCTTTCTCTTATATCCTACATAAGCTCAATATTCCATCACGCCCTATTCCTGTTATCTTTCTATGATAAATAATATGTCCATTATCTAACTCTTCTTGCTTGATTTCAAACCATGCTCTGTCAGAATAACCGGAACACGGCACCCATGTACCATTAACCTTGTATTGAACTTTCTTTTCTTCAAGCCATTTATTTAGCTCATTGGCAGATTTCATACCAATTTCTTTGGCAATTTCAGTAGCCGTATAGGTTTTGTTGGTATGCGTCAATATCATTACATGCTTTTCTGCTTCTGCTCGTTTTTGCTTTTCTTCTTTCAAAGTAGTAGCAAGCCGTATTATAGTATCAGGGTCATTAAGTACTTCCTCAATCTTTTCGGGAGTAAAATACACACCATGTTTACGAATGGATGGAAGAACTTCGTTTGTTACCCATTTGCGAAATGGCTTAACTTGTGGTGCATCAGAGTAAAGAAGCACATCGTAGAAACCACTTTCTGTGATAAAATTTGCCATTGAATTGCCAATAATAACACCCTCCGTCTGTTTTAGGGTGTGTAAATCAACGAGTTGCACATCTTCCTTTTCGAGTCTTAATTTCACAGAAGAAGGATTTGTTAAATTAACAGCCTTGCATACGTCCACCAAGCAAAATAGCGGTTCATTATCCTCACTCATAGCAATTCTCACTTTTCCGAACTGCTCATTTTGGAATATCTGTATTCCTGTTTCCATAATATGATTATTTACAATTTCTTACTAATACTTCTCCCTCATACTGCACATGGCAGTCAGAGCCATGAAGATAGACATACACTTTAGCTGCATCCATTTGTTTGATAGTTATGCTTGCATTGTCATGTAAGTTGATGAATACTTTAGAGCATCCCGAAGCTTGAACATGGGCATGGCTTTCATGCCGAACATACACGTCACATGTAGCAAACTTATCAAATTCCAACACCCCATCACTTTTGCCACATACTACCACCTTTTTGTCGAGATTGACACCATGAAAAGGACTATCGACAAAAATATGGTTCTCTTTTAGTAGTTCCGGTTCAAAGTTCTCTTTGATAAACTCATTGGTAGGGTAGTCATTCTCTATTGAGAAATCAAGTCCACGAAGCCACATATCAATCAACTCCTGCTGATTTCGGTTCTCACTCCAATCATTAGTCCATTGCTCACATAAACCATAAGCAATAGCCTGTTTCTTTAATTCAATGTTTAATTTATCCATATAGCAATAATTTATATATTCAACTCACTCGGTAAGGTGCTGCATTGCCCCATAGTTCGCCCTTTTAGAGGGGAAAATCCCCTCGCTATTACGGAATGAAAACTCTCTCGTATAAGTACGCCGTTTTTCAGCCGACCAAGCATTAACAAGTCACTTGATTTCCCGAACTTTTCGCTTACTTGTAGCTGTACAGGCACTTCGGTTTCGTTCGCCTCTCGATTTCGTACACCCTATCGCAGTATCGAGTTTTAAGAGTGCAACCCTCTGTCTCTTTACGCATGTAACATACCGCCGATTGCACAATACAAAAAAAAGAACCGCACCAAGTGGAACTTTTGGCACGGCTCTTTATGTATTATAAAGCCTGTATCAGGCAATGATAATCAGTATGTTTTGGCATCAGTTCCACTTGACACGGTGCAAATATACAAGGTGCTTTTCTGCTATACAAGTACGCATAATTTACCATTGTAATTTTAGTAAAAACAAATATTGAATAGCCTATACGTCATAGTATATTCGCATCGTCTGTAAAAACAGTGTTAAAGTAGGTTATAGTGAGATTACAATCATTTTAAATAGAAACCTCGATTTTTATCTAATCTTGCAGCACTTAGCATATCTCTGATTTCCGTAACTAACACTACATTACTTGACGTATTTCGAGAAATAGCTTTTAGTTCTGTAAGTTGAGCCTCTGCCAACAAATTCATTCGTGGGAAATGTTCATCTACTATTTGTCTTACAAGTTGTAATTTCATCGCAACATCAGAACGAACTGAATTCAAATATGAGGCGAGCAAATTTGCGGTGTCTTCAGTTACCCCTTCAATTCCTTTACTCAAGCCGGAACTTTCAGCCTCTTCTTTCATGCTGACTCCATATTTCTTCTCCATATATTCGTTCAGCTTATCCAGTGCATCGTAGTAATCATCAGTCTTACTGCTAACACCCATCAAATAATCAGCAATGTTTTCTAGTTCGCTATTATCTAATTTGAAATCTTTACCAAACATACCGCTTTGACCGTCTTCCCCGAAAAGCATGGTTTGGAGATTCTTCATAGCTGGTTCAAGTATTGCAAGTTTCAATACGGAGTTCATTACATCTCCCATAATTTCGGCTGCTTTCTTCTTGAACGCTTCTGCACCATCTTCTCCTTTTTGCCATGCTTCGTACAAAGCATCTCCCAACTGCGAAGCCCAATCTTTCAAATTGATACCATAAAGAGAATCTGCCATCTCTTCGGCAAAATCTTTTATTTGCTGCTTTAACTCCGCAATTTGATTTTCATAATCAGTAACTTTACCATCGTCCGTTTTTTTCTTATCAATCTCTGCCTGCCTCTGTTTTTCAAGCTCTGACATCTGCTCTTGCATCAAAGCACGCTGATAACCATAAGCACCTCCTTCATTATATGCTTTGACACGTTTTTGCAGTTTCTCCGATTCTTTTGAATATTTCGATAAAGCCATAATATCAAAGATGCTTATTTTATCTTTGCGACGAATAGAGTCTATTCTTGCATTAACTTTATCCAGTTGAATTTTGTCATTCTCGGCATCAAGCAATTTTATGCTGGCTCCACTCCCTAATGAGTACTCTAACTTCTTATCAATCAAATCATAAAGATTCTCCAACTCTTTAACACGTTGTTTGCTCTCATTAATAATCTTTTCTTGCTTTTTATCGTGCATAGCAAAAACGGCTGAAAGCATACCTACGGCGGCACCAGCAGCAGCACCCCAAGGACCGGATGCCCCCAATGCACTTGCAATACCAGCACCAGCTTGTGCCCCACTGGCAGCACCACCAAGAATATCAGTTATCCCCCCTAAGAAACCATCCATATTTACGCCCAAATTCTCGAACATTCCCCCCAACAAATCAGCAGCATCGGCAACGGCTTTAAACTTGTTTGCAATATCCAAAGCGGATTTCTCCATATCATCGTTAGATTCAGCCAAACCATTATCCACGTCCTTCTTGGTAATAGTTTGTCCCTTTTTGAAGCCTCCTTCATCTCGTTTAAAGGTGAAAGAATCATTATTGCCAAGTCTGTCTTTTGCAAAGTTCCATTTGGAATGATTGTTGATGGCGTTTAACAAACCTTGAAATGGATTTCTATCAATGCTTTCTTCCCGTAACTTTCTCATAGCCTCTACAAGCTGCTTAGTCACTTTCTCGCTCAATCCGGCTTGTTGCGCAAACTCACTGATTTTTTCAATCATTTCATTGAGTGTACTTGTAGAAACTCTATCTAAATCATCAAAGACTTTAACCCAATCAGAAGTTTGCTTAAATTCTTCAAACCTTACAGATGATTTTTCCTTATTAGCTTCATCCGTCAGGAACTTACGCCTTCTTTCAACATCTTCGTTGCTTAAATTCTGACTATTACTCTCCAAGTCTGCAATATCCTTCTGTAATTTCGCATCAATGGCAGCTATTTGTTCTCCGAAGTCAGCAGAACGTTTCAGTATATCAATGAAGTTCTTTACAGTTTCCTCTTTCAACTTACCAGTTTCTTCCTGCCATCTTTTCACAAGATTTACAAGAGGTTTCCCGAAACTTTGCTCTATATCTTTGATATTCATTCCTACAAGAGTGGCAAAATCAATATTGACTCGTTTGTCACCCTGCATCATTTCCTGAATTTTGGCTTGTAGTTCGTCTGTCACATTGCCGAAGCTTACATTACCGCCAAAAGCCAGTTGCATGGCAAGTTTTTCATTATTCGTACTGTTGAGCGCATTCTTGTATATATCCCATTTCTTTGTTGTGTCAGATATGTACTTTTCAATTTCTGTAACAGCTTTCTGCAAATTCTCCTTATCAACTTTTACACCCAAGTCAATATTGTATGATAATGCACTTTCAGTCAGAGAGCGTCTATCTTTGGTTTTACTACTTGACCTTTTTATAATCTTCTCAATCTCTTTCTGTACATTCTCCGTAATACTTTCAGTGGTAGAGTTTTTAAATAAATCAGATGCAAAAAGCCCACTATCTTTTGTCATGCGAAGAGCATCAGCCTTTCCATAAGTATCACTTAGCTTCTCGTACATAGACATAAAATCTTTGACTTGCTTAAAGCGTTCTTTCAATAATTCAAGTACAGGGTCTTTTTCTTCATTTTTACCTTTTCGTACATAGTCATATCCATATCCGGCAAGTTGATTAATAATAGCATCCCTTTGTTTAATATATCCGTCAAGTTCTGTCTTAACAGTTTCGCTCTTTTTGGAATCATAAACTTTAGTTAGTTCATCTATTTTATCATTATAATCATCCGCTTCTTTTTTAAGATTATCAATTATATCAAAAACCGACTTGGTATCATCACCCGGTTTCAAACCGGATATATTGAAGCTCTTTATAGCATCATTTATTAATTTCTGATCACTTATCCCTTCAATGAGTCCACGTTGAGACAAATAAACTGACTTAGCCCATTTTTGAATTTCGGTTTCATCAGGAACTTGAAGAATAGTTTTTATACTTATCTTAAACTCTTGATTATTTATAGTTTTATTAATGGAGTCCTTAAAATCAGGAAATTTCATTTTAACTTCAGCGATAGCAGAATTTAAGGCTTTATCCATACCTTCCCCCCAAACACCGGAATCTGAAAACTCTCGCACAGCTTCTTTCCCCTTTAATCTCATCAATCGAACTATTTCATTCAGAACAGCCGCACTCTGGCTATATAGTTTACTGTCAAGTTTGAAATTAAACAGTTCCTGCCCCAATAGTTGCACATTATTTTGAGTGAAATATTCTTTTTTCAAGCGTTCAACAAAAGTCTTTCCCAAAATAGAGTTTACATCTATGCTTTTGTTGCTTATTTGTTTCTCTAATTCATCATAAAACGTATCAAAATCATGTTCCACTTCTTTTTTAGCACGATTCAACTCTCTTCGTATATTAAAAACCTTCCCAAAACTATCACGCATGAAATTGTCAGACTTAGCAAATTTACCATTAGTTTCATACCATGTATTGTATATTTCTTCAATGCTTTTTCCGCTTTCTACCATTTCTTTAATAGTATTCTTCCAATCATCATTAACAGAGAATACTTTGTCTAAATCACTTAAAATATCAGTACGCTTTATAGAATTTAACATGTAATTAAAATTACCCAATACTTCTGCATAATCATTCAAATTTTCATCCAATTTATCATCAATTCCCCAATCATCAGTAGCAACATTAGCATTCTCAAAAATATCTTTAGCATCACTTGCTACCAAATACGCTTGTGCCGTATCTTCCAATGCTTTACGAAGAAAATCCAATCGTTCTACATTATCTTCAATACCTTCCGCTTTTGCAATTATCTCAATAGCAATAGGTGAATTTTCTTTCACTTGTTCTTTCAGCTTGTCAATAAATGCTTTTATTCCTTCGTTCCCATTATTAAAAGCAATACTTAATGGATTATCAGTTAAAAATTTATTAAGTTCATCATACGAATCTTTAATTGCATCCCCTGCCTGTTTAATCCTATTGCTTAACTCTTGTTGCTCTTTTTGATAGTTTGTAATAGTATATATCAAAGCACCAATCGCAAGCATGGCAATATTAGCGGGTGACACTAAAGATACAAATGCGTTACCAATGCCATTTGCCATTCCCCATAAACCTAATTTTAAGCTATTAACGGTCTTAGTCAATCCTTTTGATGTAATCCCAAATGCTCCAAAAACTTGCGTCATTCTTTTCCCAAGCTGTATGTTTGTCTGCATCGAAAGAGCTTTTTTAACTTGACTTTGATATAAAGCTCTTTCTGCATTTGTGGTTGCATATATACTTGTAAGTTCCATCGCTTGTAACTCAGTAAGTTTGCCAAGTCTGACCAAACGTAAGGCGTGTTCTTTAGACAGAGCACCACTACTTGCAACAGCCCTCCAATCTGCCGTTGTCATTTGTTTACGTGTGCTTATTGCTATTTGCTCTTCTTTGGTTAAAGTCCGATACATGCTTGCCATGGTAAGCATATCCGCGCGTTTTGCCTTATTCACCAAAGTTTCACTTATAACAGACTGCGTTTCTTTCCCCAAAGCAATGCTATTAAGTATAACCATTGCTCGATATGCACCGTATGTCACAACAAGTGAACCGATTATGGATATAAGTTTGTCCGAATTTTCCATTAAAGAAGTCAAAGCATTTACACTGCCTTTTAAGATATCATCATTAGCCTCACCAATTGAATTTAGCATAATATCATAGGCGTCACGTAGATTAGAAATTTTACCTTGCAGACTCTCTGATTGCTTTTCTTGCATCATATAGAAGCGTCCCCCTTCATCTGTAAGGTCTTCCATTACCTCCTTAACCATTTCAAATGGAACTTGGCGTTTGCTAATCTTATCAAATACTTCTCCGGTAGATACCACACGGTTCTCCAATTTACTAAACTTATCAGCCAATGCTCCAACCATCGGAATACCAGCTTCTGTAAATTGGCGAAGTTCCTGACCGCGAAGAAAAGCGGCACTTCTTACCTGACCGTATGCCAAAATTATACGATTCATATCCACCCCCAAGCCAGCACTTAAATCAGCGAGACGTTTGGTGGTATTAAATAATTCACTATTCGGTATTTGATAAGCGGATAGTTGTTTTGCAAAACCAATCAAATCCTTAAACTGGAAGGGGGAAATAACTGATAGCGATTTTATTTGATTAAATAACTCTGTAGCTTTTTCTCCTGATTGCAAAATAGCTTTCAAGGATATAAGTTGCATATCAAATTCACCACGAACTCGTACCAAGCTGCTAATAAAGCGTTCTATTGTATAAATAGAATATATACCAAGCATCTGATTCTTTAATTCACCAGCTATTCGGATATTAGCATTCATTCCGTTACCAAGATTAAACGATGCCCGTGCATGATTATTTGCGGCATTTGCATTTCTCTGTTGAACCTGAGACAACTTCTCTAAAGCTGATTTTGCATCCGCTGCTGCTTTTTTATACCGTTCTGCATCAATGATAGCCTTATCCGCCATACGTTGTCTTATCTCCAAAGATCGCTGTGCCCGCAAGTCACTTGCCGAATAGTTGGTATTCAATCCGGCTTTCTCCAAAGCATCACGTACCGCTTTTGCAGTGCTCGCCTTATCAACCACTACACCAATTTTAAATTGCTCGCTTCCGAGAGCCTCCCTTACGCTTTTAACTAAATCAGTCTTATTAATCGAACCACTGACTTTAGTTACAAGATTCATATCCTGTAACTTCTTCAAAGCTCTTTCCTTTATCTTTTCAAGTTGCTTCGGGTCGTCTTTGTAGAGAATTGAAAATTGTAAATTACCAAGATCTGCCATATCTTATTTCGTGTTTATGTATTCATTCGGATTAAACGCCAAATGCGTGTTTGCTTTTTCTGTATATCTATCTAATGCCTCCTGTATTTTTTCTGCTGATGGAGCTTTAGGTTTACCATCTTTTTTATTGTTCCTTTTCAGAAGGGACAAAGGCTTGTCATTACCAATCAATTCCAGTTGTGCCAATGTCATAACCCAGTTATAGCCATACATCGGAACGCATATCAGCCCACCCAACAAAAGGAGTGGTCGCATCATCCAACTGTGGTCTTTTGCACTTTCCCATCCGGCTCCGTAGAGCGTCCTAGAAGGGAAGTAATCGCTTCCTCCTTCTTCATTATCATTATCGTATCCTTCATTTCGGTCAGCAATGTGATATTCATTAAGTATGTTTGCAGAGGAACTTTTTTTTTACCAGCAGCAATAATGGGAAACAATTCATCATCCGTGTACTGCTTTATGTAATAGAACCAACGCCAATGAAGCGGATAGAAGCATTTGATTTTCCAAAAGTTATTCAGGATGATAAGTGAAGCACACATGCAACTCAATTTGCTATCATTACCTTTTTTCAGTATGATATGAGTCAGTTTGCGCATAGTCCCCGGCTTCATCCATCTAACAGGATATTGTTTCTTCTTACTTCTCAATGATACCATTTCTACACTGTCACCCAAGATGTCGTCCAGTAGTTGTTCACTGTCAGCAGATGGTTGTTCTATTTTTTTTATTTCCATGTTTTTTTTTGTGTTAATTGTTAAACAAAAAGAGGCGGCGGCTTAATCACTAAGCTCACCGCCCCAAACAAATGATATTGAGTTTTTCGAGTTTATCCCCCCGAAGCAACTCTTGTCAATGGGACAATAGCTGCACCGTCTTTTCCTGCAAGCGGCGTAATCTTAATATTGAAATATGCAGGTTTATCCGTTTCAATAACAAGGTTTGAATACATTTCCACATTGGGTAGCCAAATAGCACTTTGCATGTCTTCAGAACGGAAAAATAAGGCTCCGGTTGTCTTCTTCGGATTCAGGTCATAACCTTGTCCTTCATAAGTTTCAGCACCAGTTTCTCCAAAACCATTTGCCATAGTTTTCTTTGTTCCCTGCTTATTCATAAGCAAATCATTTACCTTTCCGGCAATAGATGCAACCTGAATAGAAATATCAGGGTCGCCAGCTTTACCATAGGAAGTCCAGTTCTCCCCAGTTGTCAGTTTTACTGTTGTTACATCAGGCTCTCCGGTATTAAAGCTAATGCCATCATCAATAACCGGAAGTTCCATGTCGAATGCAGCCAGCGTTGCCAAATCCGCATTGGCTGATGAAACAAAATAAACCTCCTTCATCTTGTTAAACAGTTGTTGCAAGTCTGCAAGCCCTGTTGTAATGTTTAATTTCGCCATAATTGTGTATTATTAAAGTGTTATATGTTATTATATAAATACAATCTTTGCTGTAATCATCAGATAATGAAATCCGAGTCCATCATCACCTCCTGCAATCAATCGAGGCTTGTAAGTAGTAAATTTGTCGTTCACCATTGGGAATTTCTCAAAAACCTTTAGCTGCATTTCCTCTAGCTTGTCCGTTGCTTCAAGCCCCCCTTTGCGGTCTTTGGCGAAAACATCTATTCGGATATTAGAGTCTCCATAAGCATTCCGGTCAATCATGGCACCCGTCAAGGCGACAATTACAAAATCTTTCATTTGCTCGGTTGTTGCATTTGGACGGTCAGAAACAAATACATTTTTACTGATATCAGCCATAGAATCCACCAATTCCTTCAAAATCCCCATTCTATCAAACCTTATGCTCATAATTTCATCGGTTTAAAATTTTTAGCCAAAATATTAGGCGCACGCTCAAATGTATCAGTCAAAACATTTCCATGCCATACATTTTCTATATAACTGGAATATTCAGTACCGCTACACACCACTATCTCAAACCCATTTTTCGCTTTTGACTTATACCGTGACAAATACTTGAAAGAAAAGTCCTTTCCAAATCCTTTATCCGTATCAACGGTTCCAGTGAATCTACGGTTTCTGCCTCCATAATCAGGGCTTAAATAATCAGTCTCACCCTTAGACAATTTTACACGAACCGGAGATTTCATCTTATCTCCATTACTGTAATAGTAAGTAAGTGCTCCATTTACATACAATCCACAAGCATAACCTGTTATTGTGTTTCCTGTAAATGCCCCTATTGGTGAACGGTAATTCTTTACGGCATCATCCGCAAGCTGCTCGCACACTTTTGCCAAACAGTCAAATACATAACCGCTGACAATCTGCTTTGCTTTTTTTATTCCTGCATCAAATGCCTTTGAATTATCCATGATCAGTTCTTCGCAATATTAAAATATACCGTGGTTCCCAAGTTTCCGGGATAACAGTCAGCAACCATACATTCAGTAAAAGTTCCACAACGGTCTGTGACATCTATTAAAAAACCTGATTTAATCCCCCCGATTATTCCCGGAATACTCAATGCGTAATCGGCTTTAATTACGTTATCCGCTTTGAATGTACGGAGTGACGTATTGCCATATTTTCGGCATATTCCTTCATAAAGAATAACTTTCTCACCCTCCGAGAATGAAGTTTCACCTTCCATCCGGTAAATGGTGCATCTGTGCGGAAATCGTGGATTATCAGGTTTCATCTTAGACCAAAGTGTACTATTTTCATTTTACTCTTTCCCGGCATATTTTCTCCCCATTTCTCATACAGTTCTTTTGCCATAGCTCGCAACTCTCGCTTGTCATAAGCCGAAGTTTGCCAACCACCTTCAACATGCTTCCATCCACCATCACTGTCCTCTGTATTATTTTGTGTGCTGGGAGTAGTAGCACACCATAAATAAAGGTCAGCAGTACAAAGGTCAAGTTGCTTTTCTGTCAGCGTACTTGCCATTTCTCCGGCTGCAATTTTGCGTTTGAAAAGAATTGAATTAAGAGCGTTGTCAGCTACTTGATAGCTAACAACACCTCTTAAATATTCTTCAATAGGCATATCAATATGAGAAACCGTATCTGCCATTATTTACTTGCCTTTACAGTCAGGTAATACATCTGTCTCACCACATTCGGCACGCACAATGCTGTAAGCTCACTCGAAATCTTCTGTACTTTATTATAAGCATCAAAAGTTTGTGTGATTACGGTACGTCCTTCATCGTAGAAGGCAATACGAGCCGCCGGGTCATTAATTACAATAGGAGTTACCGCCTTGATTGTACCGATACGAGAGGAAGGGACGAAAACAAATACGTTTTCATCGAAACTCTGCAAAGTCGGAGTAGTAACCGTGCGAGTTTTCTTATCGAATTTCTCAACAACAGATACACTATCAATAATGGTAATCGGAGCACCGACATATTTTTCCACCAAAACCTTCATTTCATCATCCAGCAAGCTAACGCCGATTTGTATAGCAGCATCAGCAGTCGTAACTAACGGATTCTTGATATATCCGAGAGCTTGTCTTACATCCGGAATCATAATGAATTTATCCCATGTGATTTTGTTTACCTCGATATGGTCTACCGGAGCATAACAAGTTTGTCGGATATAAGTAACCTTATTCTTCAGGTCTTCCAACGGTTTGATACCCGTATTCAGAGTGCCATCTTTCTTCCACCATGCAATCTCCCAGCGATTCTTACCCGGTACATGGAAGTCGATACTTACACCTGTGATACCTTGCGGGTTGTTTTCCGCGATAATATCAAACTGACCTTTAGAAACGGCTTGATGGCGTTGGAACTTCAAAGAGTTATAGTTACCACCAAGAAGCATGTCGACACTCTCGAACAGTAAATTTTCAATACTCTGTGCCATACGTTCAGAGAATACCCCAAACTGTTGCAATGCTTGCATGTGCAAGCGGATTTTAGCTTCGTCAATGTTGAACTCATGCTTCATACGAGGCATCTTGTCACTACCAAGCTCGAAGCCTTCTGTATGCTTAACCGGACCGGGAGAATCGAAATCAACATACGTTGCCATCGTATATACACGAGCCGTTGCGGAGATTTGCTTAAACTCAAAATCATCCTGCATATCCGGTTCCCAATCAAAGCCGGGCGTTTCGGGCTTATTATACTTTTCAGCAAACATTTCATCAATGTACTCCTGAAAAGAAATTCCATTGTTTTCAAGCCCACGGGCAATCAAATCGTAAAAATCTCTATCTCTAATTTCCATAACTTACGCCTCCTTCTGAAATAAAATGTTAGGAACCAATGCTTTGAAAATATCCGGGATAGGCTGAATACGGTCTGCGTAGACCTTTCCACTCCATACAACCGTACAAGTGGCTACTTGCGTACCTTCCTCGATATAAGCATCATTCTTTGTCAGACCTGACATGTTTGTAATAGCCATTTTTTGAGTTGCACCTGCGGCAGCAGCTACGGTAAGAATATCTCCTTCAGCGAGAGTATCAGGGTCAGCACTCAAAGTAACAGTAGCTTCGTTCTCGTTAATGACTACCTTCGTAACTTTTACGCCAGTACCCGTTCCATTAAGAGTATCAGGAACCTTCATAAGAATCTGACCTACGGTTGGAGTCGGAAGCCCCATGCCAACGGTCACTTTCAATGTAGTGCCAGCACTACCTTCCAATGCTTCATAAAATTCCAAGCATTTAGAAGTTCCTCCGGTTCTATTAAGATACACGGGTGTTCCTGCGGGAATAATATCTCCCACGTCCGGCGTTTTTTCAAATACACCTCCACCATCTACCTTGCTAAATACATCTTTCCAAACCGGAAAGGCACCACCAAACTTTCTTGTCTTACTACTAAAAGTATTACCAATCATTGTTTTGTGTTTTAATGTGTTTGTAATAAATTAATTATCTCATTTTACAACGGGCAAATCACCTGATTTTTGGTGACGCTCTTTAAACCTTTTCAGTGTTTCGTTCTTCGTGTTCTGTTGCTGTTGTTGTCCGGTTCTCGGCACTGCACCATTTCCACGGCAAGCACTGAACTCTTTGTCATAAGCCGGAAGAAGAGACTCTACAAGTTCATCTACTGATTTCTTGGAATCCAATTCTCCATGTTTAGCCAGAGTCGTATTCAATACATACTCGTCACTTATGCCTTTAGCTTTCATTCCGACAACGACTTTCTCACGCAATTCACTTTGCATCTTTGCTTGGTCTTGTTTATCAAAACGTTCGCGCAGTTCTTTGTATCCATTCTTGATGTCTTTCAGAAATTCAAGAACCTCATTGTCTTTGCCTTCTTGCGGAGTACCGTTAGCTGATTGCTGATCAGGTTTGTAGCTCTTTTTAAACTCTTCAACCTGTGTAGATACATCGTGGTTGAAATTACCGTCAAGCGATTTCAAGAAACCCACGTGCTTTTCCCAAAACGCATCATCCGGCTCTGTACCTTCAGTTGGTAAGTTCCTATTGACGTAATCTGTCAGTGTTCTTTGTGACAGACTGGTTTTTCCAAGTCGTGTCGTAATCTCGGATAAGATTTGTTCTTTTTCCATCGTGCGTTATTTTGTGTTTGTGTATAAAAAAAGAGTCAGATAATGCTTTTTGCATCAATCTAACTCTTTGGTCTTATATCTTTAATTTGTGGAAAGAGATGAAATCGAATCATCTTAACCGGATTTTCAGTCCGGTGCATACACCGCGTCTGCCATCTTTCCATTTCCCGTTTTTAATGAACGGGCAAACATCTCCTTTTTCAGTCCCGGCGGTAGAGTAACCGCACTCTCCGTTTGATTGTAGCGGGAGTTGGATTTGAACCAACGACCTTTGGGATATGACCCCAACGAGCTACCTGCCTGCTCCATCCCGCGATGTATCCTGAATATCTTCTTTACCTATCAAATCAACACTAATGTATTTCTTACACCTTCGGCATTTTATTCGCAACATGATTACTCCGTCAACGTACTTAATGTCAGTGAGTTTCTGCCCACATACCGGACAAATTACTAACTTATGGTGCTCAACCACCTGCCGAGGGTCTTCTTTTACATCAATTTTAATCATCTGTTATCCTTATTCGCTGCAAACATAATATATATTTTCTACATTTCAATGCAAATAATAGATTATTTTCATCTTAAAATTAGAAAATTCATATTTTTATATATACTTTTGCCTCATAATTAATCAAATAATGAGCTTTCAAAGCCTACATGATAGAGGAATTTATCGTGTGGGCTTTTTGTTTATGGAAGAAATTACTGAATATAGTGGTGTCACGACAACAGACGGAAAGAAGATTCTTACTTATGAATTTATCGAAACGTTAAGGGAGGCAGATAAGAAAATGCCAAACCCACAAAAGATTATTGCCCAGCGTGGAGGACAAGAAAAATTCCTTTCCACGATGGCAGACATTGTTATATATGGTGGAAAACGTGGTGGTGCCAAATCATTCTCCTTGTTGCTTGAAGCTCAACATGACATACAAAGCAAATATTTCAACTCTATAATTTTCCGTAACGAGATTAACGACCTTACCGACCTTATCACTACTTCCTATCAGATTTATGATGATTTCGGTAAGTATAACAAGTCCAAAGGGGATATGACGTGGAACTTCAACTGGGGAGGATGGTTGGAGTTTAATTATTACTCTGATAGCATTGAGGATTTCAAGAAACGTTTTCAGGGAAGGCAGTTCTCTTATATAGGAGTGGACGAAATTACGCACATGGATTATCCGAAGTTCAAGTACCTTATTACTTGTAACCGTAATGCCCACTTTATCCGTAACCGTTTTTTCGGCACATGTAATCCTGACCCTGATAGCTGGGTAGCTACATTCATTAATTGGTGGATAGATTCAGATGGTTTCCCTATCCCGGAACGTGATGGCATTGTACGTTATTGTTTCATGGATGGAGATAGTATTGAAGGTATCTATTGGGGAGATACCCGCGAAGAAGTGTATCAACAATGTAAACATATCATTGACCGTCTTTGGAAGCCTGAATATGAAGCATTGGGCAGTCCACAAGAGCTATTCATTAAATCAGTGACCTTCATAGAAGGTAAATTGGAAGAAAACATGCAGCTTCTCCGTTCTGACCCGAACTATCTTGCCAACCTTGCCAATCAGTCCGAAGAACAGCGTGCTCGTGACCTCGAAGGTAACTGGAAATTCCGTACAGCCGGAACCGGGCTTGTCACTCTCGAACACATGAGAAGTTTCTTTGAAAATGCTCTCCAAGTAGAATCAGGAACTCGATACATAACATGTGACCCGGCATTTACAGGTGGAGACAACTGTGTGTTTTGGATATGGGAAGGCTGGAACATTATAGGTATTCACGTTTGCAAGAAAGATAGCAAAAAGACTATTGAAACCGCGAAATTCCTGCTCGAACAATACAAAGTTTTAGAAGAAAACTTCGCCTACGACCTTAATGGTCTTGGACAAATATTTGTCGGTTTCTTCCATAAATCATTGAAGTTCAATAATATAGAATGTCCTTCCGATGGTTCGCATACAATGTTTGACTATCTAAAGTCAGAAGTGGCATATAAATTTATTGACAGATTTACCCGTGGTGGAGTTAGTATATTACCTGACTTACTGAAACGTAAATACTCCGGTAAAGGATTCAAAGACGTTCCTCTTTCACAGGTTCTTATCAATGAAAGACAAGCAATGCGGCAAGATGAAAATGCGGCTGACAAATATTGGAAACTTATAGCCAAGTCTGAAATGAAAAAAATAGTCGGTCACTCTCCTGACTTTTGGGAAAGCATGATGACAAGAGAGATATTCGAGATAAAAAAGAAACACAAACACTTTAAAGGAATAGGATTGTTATGATTAAAAATGAAGTTCTTACCAAAAAGCCGTTTACAAGAGTAACGCCAACAGGCTATCTTAATGGCAAAACTACAAGTGATTTATCAATCGCCTCGTATTATAACAACAAGTTAGAATATCAGATTATATCCCAAGCGGATTTTATCAGAGAGTTCTATCCGTCCGGTCACAAGATAAATTCTCCGGCATTTTATCCCAATCGTATCAAATATGAAGAGGACGAGAAAGGTAATAAACGCTTCTTTGAAGAAAAGGTTATGCGTGTTGCCTTCCCCTTCCAAATGATTATCACAATCCAACAGCTTGTCCATCTTTGCGGAAATGACATTCACCATGAATTAACAGCCGCACAAGTTGATGATAAATTGAAGGAATCCTTCCTTGAATTTCAAAAAGGATGGCTGGATAAGAACATGGAAATTACGTTCTATGAATTTGCAAAGAGCGTAAAAATTACCGGAGATGGAGCAGTTGTGTTCTATATGGATAACGGAGCAGTTGGAACCAAAGTTCTTTCGTTTTTCGATGGAGACATATTATACCCACACACAAACTCCATAACCGGGAAAATGGAATATTTCGCCCGACAATACAGTGACTATGATTCCGAAGGGAAAGAACTTGTTTCATGGGTGGAATTATGGGATAACAAATACCTATATCGCTATCGGCAAACGAAAGCCGGATTAAAAGGGGCAGTAAACAAGCTCAAAGAGATATTTGGAATAGATGGGTATGAATTGGATAGTAAAGAACTTCATCAGTTTGAAGAATGTCCGGTAGTATATCTTCGTGATAAGCATGGCGCGTGTTGGTCTTTCTCACAAAGCAATATTGATGATTTTGAACTTGCTGTATCCCATCTTTGTCAAAACAATATGGCATACGCTTTTCCTATTATGTTATTGAAAGGTGAAGACGTTGAAATAAAGGGTGATATGTATGGTGCAGTAAAAGCCATAACAATGGGGAAAGAAGATGATGCTGGATTTATGAATAGACCGGAAGCCTCACAATCTTTCGAGTTGCAATTCAGTACTCTTTTGAAGATGATATTCATGGGAAGTTTTACAGTAATGCCCCCTGAAGTTAAATCGGGAGATTTACCGGGTGTAGCAATCAAGTTGATTTATTCTCCATCTTTGGAGAAAGCTATGATAGACTGCAAAGAGTTTGATTCTTCCATTGATACAATGAAGAGATTATTCATTTTCGGTTATGGTATTGAAAGAAAAATGAGCACACCATTTGCCAATATGAAAGTTTTGTCATGGGCGGAACCGTATGTGCATCAGAACGCCGCAGAACTTATCAGCAACCTTGTACAAGCAGTTGGCGGTGGTTTCTTGTCCAAAGAAAGCGCATCTGAACTTAGTGGGTATGGTAGAAATAATGAATGGGATAGAATCATGCGGGAAAAGAAAGAAGAACAGTCGGCAGACTTACTTTATCAATTGAAATCCCAACAACAAACAGCCAAAATAAGCGAAGGAAACAAAGATGAAACAACCAACGAGTAAGGAAATAGAGGGAGCTAAAGATTATCTCCGACAAAGGCTTAATGCAGAGCTTTCTATGGAGAATAATCTACTTGCAATTATGTATCAAGCTGCAAAGGAAATAGTCGCCATATCCTATAAATACAATGTGCCGCCCAGTCAGTTTAGTTTCTCTTATAACAGAGAGCTGCAACAAGAAGTAGATGTTGTTATAGCTAATCTCCGGGAGCTTATAGAAGACTATACAGAAACGCTTGCCGTGGCAACTCACACAGATGAAAAAGAACATATTATTGCTTTTATCAACCGTGAGAGTCATGGGAAAACCCTTGTTGAGCGTATCAACGCATATACTGCCCAATTCAAAAAAGAATTGGAAGTAGCCATAGCATCCGGCATATTGCTCAATATTGCAGAAGATAACTTATTGTCTTCAATCAAGGAGAGCCGAAAAAAACCTTTGCTCAACCAACATATAAGGCAAGCTATATCAAAAGGCTATCCTATAATGTCAAGATTGAAAATACCGGAAACATACGGCGTAGGACACACAAATAGTTCTTTCACTGCACTTGATAACCTAACCAATTATGCCATAGCCGAAGGATGGATGGATTATTTTGCTATGATAGCAAAAGAAAATGGAGCCGTAGGATTTATGTCGTTCAGAGGAAGCAATTATCCATGCCAGCTATGCGATGATGAAACAACCTACTTCCACATTTTTGATAATGACGACCCGGTTCCTCCTTATCATGCTCATTGTTGCTGCTATATGGTACCGGTATATGAAATAGATTTTTAATTTAACACCTATAATATTATGTTTGGATTTAGCATTATCAGAACAAAGAAACTGAACCATCTTATAACAGAATGTAGTAAGTTGGCGATTACCAATGTAGAACTTTCTAAAGAGAACGCAATGCAGGCAAAAACAGTCATGGAATTGACCGGGGAAATCCGTGTACTTAACTCGAAAATCCTTTTGGAAGAAAGTATAAATGATGAACTGCAAAAGATGGCAACCTCTAAATATCCTAAGAAACCGATAAATAAAAAGTTCAAAAGGTATAAACCTCGAGCCGATTAGTTACATTTGCAATATAAAAGTCCAACCTATCAACAAACGTTGAGAAAGTTAAGCCCCCATTTAACATTATTAAGTGAGGGCTATTTTCTATATTGTTATAAGTTGGCATCACTTATCTTCATGGCTATTAAAATCCGTATTTTCAAAGAGCGACATATAAAAAACAAAAAGTGTTTTAATCAATATGCCAAGCTATGTTCTTCTCCAAATCTCACCTCGCAGAATTTTGCAAATGATATTCCAATACCAGCTGTTAATGAACCTCCAACCAATCCTTTTATTCCCCATCCAATAGGTCCTGCAAAATTTATGAGTTCTTTAACTGCCGCTTTACCAACTTTTGCAGCAATCACAGCTCCACCACCCGCAAATCCAGCTGCAATTCCAGCTTCTTTAAGCAAAGAGATAATTTTAGCTTTACTATATTTTTCTCCTGTGTAAATTTGTGCAATTCTAATACACATCGTTATTTCGTTTGCAAGTAAAGGAACTTCCTTAGTTGTTTCTATTCCAATAGTAGGTGGAAATTCAATTAATGCTGCTCCAGTTGAATGCTGAATGATTGCCCATGCAGCCTTTGTTTTTTTACTCATAATATTAATTTTAGAATTTGACAAATGTTTGAATTAACACTATGATGATATATTGCAGTTCACAACTGAATATTTATTATCATTTACTGCAAAAGTAGATTAGTTTTTTCTGTATCTCAAATATATTTATATATTGTATAACATAGTTTTTATTAATATTATAATTTTATGGTTTTCAATATTTTATTTTTTCCTGTTCCAAAATATTTTGGTCTTCTTCTTCCGAGATTTGTTTCCGGCGAGAAAGTAATCTTTCGTTCATCTTGGTATAAGCCTCGAAGAAGTCTTTCATAAATTCAGCATCAGGAGTACAATTCGCCATAAGAAAGTTTACCTTAATCCATGTTTCTATATACTCACCGAAATCTTTGTTGTTTGCCAGTAAGCGAATCCGCTCAAACATTTCGTTATCATCCCGGAACCGCATTGTCCAAAAGCCGGATACAGCTTTAATACAAATCCAATCATGTTCATTACCGTTATCTCTTGTAACGGTGAAGTTTCCAAATTGCAAGGGGGCTTTTTTACTCATACCAATTATTTTTTGAATTATAAATTTTTCGTCATTACTCGTTCGTAGGCTCCATCATCAATCTTCTTATATGTACCGATAGATTGCGGTCTTCCATTCAACATTATAGTTACAGTAATGGATGGAGTTTTAGAGTTTTCTACAATAGCCTCATGCGCATCTTTGAGAGATAGAAACGAAGGGTGAATAGGAGTAAATCCTTGCCACCAATGCTTCTTGCATAGCACATCATACAATTCAATCTTCCGGTTGGAAGTAGATTCAAACAGCCTTGTGATACAAAGCATATACTTAGTGTTCTTTGCCATTATTTTGTTGTTTGGTTATACTTTTATTATCTCAAATTCATCAGCATGCTTTTTGCCAATCCAATCCCGCTTCTGATTTTCAGTAGCCGTTTCATAGATTCTTCCTCGCTTAGACAAATGCCTTTTCCTGAAAACGCCTTCTTCTCCCAGCTTATCATAATCCCTTCTCGAAGGAGATAAGCCTTTTGCCCGGCAAAAGAATAATCCGGTTTCTTTATGTCTGAATTTTACAGCCATATTATTGCTTCTTATCCGCTACCATTGCAATAGCAAACGCAGAAAAAGCCAATTTAATTTGCTGTGCCTCTTCACCCATTTCATCTACATTGATAGCTATTTCTCCGGCTGTTAGTTTACTCCATAGTTCATCTGTCAATTTCTCTCCCATCATAAAACAAAAAGCCTGAAACACATCTTTGTCTAATTCCATAGACACTTTTACCTTCTTTTCTTCCATTGTCATTTTTCCTTTCCAAATATTTTAAGTTCATGTAATCTCGCCTCAACCAAATCAAGATCAAACTCCGCTCTCCGTCCATTCTTTGTATAGCATCCCTCCAACAGCTCTTGCCGCATCCATGCTGCGACCGCCCTGTATCCGACTCCTAAGCAGGCACCCAACCCCTCAAATGTATAAGCATAACGTTTACCATCCACATAAATAGGCTTTGAGTAATCTTGCTTCAGTTTCTTACTTTGCTCTGCCTCACGCTCATACCGTAACTTCTCTGTAAGAGCTTTTCCATATAGTCCATATACCTGACCGTCCGGCGTGCGTTTCTTCCGGTATCCAGCTTCAGACAATATCCTTCCAAACCGAGTAACATTCTCTTCGGTAATGCTATTCTCTTTACACCACTTTCGGTATTTTTTATATAGAATTGTAGAAGGCATCCATTTAGGTTCCACGTCCGAAACATCTTCATACGTCCGAAGGTAGTTCATCTGATACATGAACTTCATAACAGTGCTACTTTCAGCCTGGTATTCGTCCATGACCTTATCCAGCTTCTTATTCTCTGATAGCTTGTATCCATTGGCGATAAACCTATCCCTCCCTTCCAGTATCCAGTTGAATATCGCGCTATATTCGCGTTCGAGGTCACGGGCAAGGCTTTTACGTTGTCTCGCTCTCGGTATTTCTACTTCAAAGGGAAGAATACAGATACGCCGCTTCATTCCATAGCTCCAATCTTTCAGGTATGGCATCTGATTAGCATTTGCCATGAGCAAAGGAATATCATAAGCAGTAAAGTTGTCTCCATACATCGGTCTGGCTTCAGTGGGTTCGCCGCTAACAAGACTCTTCAGAACATCACTATCGCGCCCAATTTCCAAAGCCTGTATTTCCGAACAGTAATTAAGGCGTTTCCCGTTGATATAAGCAATATTCTTCTTTCGCTCTGTTCCGGTTATCAGCGCACCAATACCGAAGTTGCTCACATTGTCTCTACCCAATATTCCCATGATGGTTTCAAAGACCACGCTCTTTCCGTTTGAACCGGAGCCACGGAGTACAAGCATGGTTTCTATCTTTGCAGTACGTCTATCAATAAAGATGCTGCCTAAGAACTCCTGAAACACACGCTGCCAGCCTTCGTCCGGTAACACTTCATCAATGAACTGTTTCCACAGAAAGATATGTTCGTCAGAATTGTAGTCATAAGGAACACTTGTCACCTGCACCCATTGCCGGGAGAATTTATGTGTAGTCCGGTCATTCATATTCAGCACGCAGTTGTTGAACACAACGATAGCACTATCAGGGCGCAAAGCCTTTCCTGAAACAACACGTTTACAAACCTTTATCACTCCTTCAACGCGGGAATAGTCGCCATTAGGCAAAGCACACTTACGCATCAGGTCATAAATCAGGCTACCAAAGTCGTCAGGAGACATTGGCTCATATATCTTACCGGAAAAGTAATGAGGAAGACCATTGAACATACTGATTGAAGAACGGATAATAGCATTGCGAAGTAAATCTTGTATGGCATCTACACGCATAGCACTTTTGGAAAGAGATAACGCAGAACTTAAATCCTGTTCGTCCATCAGTCCAAAAACCTCCGTCAGTAGTTTCTTATACTTAATTTTGTCCATTTCAATGGTTTTTACCCGTTTTTCGCATTGTTTACCGCACAAAAATAGAGTATTTTCTATTACAATCAAACATAAATAGGTTATATTTTCTATTTTTCGTATGAAAATATATATAATAGTCACTCGTTTTAGCTCAAAAACCACCTTTTTCTATAAATTACGAGAAGATTATCTGAAGGAAGTAAAATGCAGATAGACAACCAAATAAGCATTAATTATTCACATCTGTAATGTCATTTGTGTATGGTTTCCAATTAAAACTATACATCGGGTAATTTACTGAAATACAACGCCTTGCATATATTCCAATGTATAGTTCAATATCGTACTATACATGTGCAAGTTACTGAATATCAAAGCGTACTGAAAAAACATGTAGGGTATGTATAGTTTCCTATGAAACAGCTTTATATATAATACACGTTTTTCCTATGCAATTTATATATAAACCATACATACTATACACTATTTTTATAAACACATATAAATCAACAGTTTACACATGTATAGTTTACACTCAAAACTGTACATAAACTATACAGAAACTATACATAGCTATTCCAGCAATGATAAGATAGGCTCCATAGTGCCCAAAAAGCATGTTTTCACTGTTAATTTGTGTTGAGACAATGACAAACCAAAAAAAAATAATAAAAATCTCGAATGGTAATGAGTGCGTTGGCTCCGGTCACCCGGTCGGGGGGGTAGGCACCCCTTCGCGGTTGTTTTCGATGGCAGAAGGTAAGCAGGAAAGCACACCTTTATATTATACCTATAATATTAAATATCTGCATCTTTTCGGGCTTCTTCCTTCTGTTTCTTCCGTGCTTCTGCATACAAGGCACACCGATAACAGGAAACAGGATGATAATATACTACTTGTTCCGCTTCTTCCTTGTTTTCTTCTTGCTTCATTCGTTGGAGGTCTGCAATCTGCATGAGTACGGCGGCTTTATCTTTTCCAGTCAAAGAAGGGAGCACCTTTATAAGATTCTCCAAAATACCGTCTTTGCTCCGAAATGTATCTAAAGTTTTTTTATCCACCTTATTAGATTCTGCAATATTGGCAACGTCTTCTTTTGGGCTTCCGGTCTTTGTTGGCGTTGCTCCTGATCGCTGATATTGTATTGCTTCAATGAGTTGCGAAATACCGGGCTTATTCTTTTGTAGTGCATTGGCTTTGCTTGCTATTGTTCCGGTTCCGTTGGTTGTTGGTCGGTAAATGGCGGCGTATGCTTCTTGTCTTGTGGTGCCGGATGCTACAAGCATACAGAAAAAAACATCTTCAGGCGTGAGGCTGTAAATACGTTGTAGTTCCGTTACTCTCTTGCTGTAAGTCATATTATAGTATGATTTAAAATGATCGTTCCGGCTTCTTGCGCTCTGTTATTATAGGCGCAAAGATAAATAAAAGGTCTGATAAATAAAAGATTGCAGCATGTTCTTTGTTTTCGGCTCTCCTTGTATATATGCTACATAACACTGTTTTTAAGCATAATATTATAATAAAGAGAATCCGGCTTTTTGCGGCTCTTTGCCGTAATTTGCTGCGTTGGTGGCTGGGGCGCAATATGCTTACAAATAATCTAACATTCAGGCTATATATGTGCATCACGTGTATTTGTGAGGCTGTTTGTATTTTTATTTATATAGTAATTTATCATTTCATCTATTAGGGTAAATATATTACTTATTTCATTGTTATTCAAAATATTATTCGTACATTTGCATATACAGAAATGAAGACAAAACAAGCGGTTCATTTTCTCACGGTGTTCTACTTTTTTCTCTCCTTTCCTGTTTGATTTAGTGTTTAACTAAAAACGTCTCAAATATGGAATTACAAAATTTATCCTACCTCGTACACGGTTACGAAAAAGCTATTAAAGAGCTAACAGAAAAAAAGAAGAATCTTGTTTTTGATTACTGCAAAGAGCAAGGTTTTGAGGATGGAAAGCGGTACATTTATAATAATCCGGAAAGCTCCAACAATGGAAAGTTATACGAGGTTGTTTTTAAACGTCCGTTAGATTGTCGGATCATATTGGGCTGCATTGATGGAGCGCGTGTATTTATTAAATGTTATCCAGTCAAAAAAGACGGTTCCCGTGCCTTGCTCGGAGAAACAGACCTTTATATAAATGATCTGAAAGCCGTATAATCAAAAAAACCGGGTCGAGTTTGGCGACTCTTCCCGGCACCCTTTAAACTTTGCGTAAAAAGGTACACTTTCTCACGGTGTTAAATGCAAAGTTAAGGGAAAAACAAAGATAAAACAATAATAACCCTTTAAATTTTGCAGTTATGGAAACTTCAAACAAATTATCTTATTCAAAAACACGTCTTTTTGTAGAGAACGGAACACGGTATAAAATCATAGCTAAAGTATCTTTAAATGATGATTGTAAAAACGGAATGTATGATTTTAGCATAACGGCGGATATTTACGAAAAGAAAAGAAACGGTTCTTTCTATTGGTGCGCTGGTGGCTGTTGTCACGAGGAAATAGAAAAGCGTTTCCCGGAGCTTGCAAAGTTCATTCCTTTACACCTGTGTAATCATTACGGAGCGCCAATGTACCCGGAAGCAAACGGACTTTACCACCTACAAAATAGTAGCAAAGAAACTACTGTTAATTACTTACGCATCACAGAAGACGAATATAACGCGCTTTCATTGGCAGAAGATCAAAAACATTTTAAATACTTGCTTTTCTCTTTGGGTATTGTTGAACGCTGGAAAAAAGAAACTGATACCCTTATTTCAGAACTTGAAACATTATCCGGACTTAAATGGGAAAATCCATACAAGCCGGAAGAAGAACGTTTCACATTAACGTTATCAGATGAAGAACGCGCCAATATTGAGAAACTTATAAAAGACGGTTTTTACACAAAAGAAAACATAGAAAAGCGCAAAGAAGAAGCCCGGAAAGCAGCTTTAATAAAGAAACGCACCGATATTTGCGCGCGTTATGATAAAGATATTGCCAAAGCCGAAAGAGAAAAGAAAGTAATGCTTTATATATTTGATTCGGGTATTTCTACCGAAAATGTAATATACTACGATCATACCAATACAGCCCGTTTTAATTGGAAAGATTATGATAAAAAAGTATCTCAAGAAGAATTTTGCGACTTTATTAATAGCGTTGATTATTTCCAACTACCCGAAGGTATAAAGTTTGAAATAAAGTAAATACCCACCTTTCCCCGGTTCGCCGGGGATTAATACCCCTTTTATTATGAATACAAAAGATTTAATAAATCAGATAGAAATATCTGGAATTATCACCCGTGCCCAATTATATACTATTATCAGAAGTGCAAACAGCGGAGACAAAGACGCAAAAAGCGCATGTTTCAAAGAGAACACCGTATTTGCAGACGAAGAGATAAAAGAAATAGAACTCAATAAATTAAGAAAAGAAGCCCGCAAAAAATATTCTTCTTTTGGTTGGCGTGAAAAGAATGTACTTCAAGGAAGTAACCTAAAATTAAATCTATGTTGTTTTCGCGGCTCTACTCCTGTTTACTGGGTGCTATCTGATAACGGATCATTTGAGTATTATATAACGCGAGAAATAAACGTAGTAGGATGAAACGGTTTATATCTTCCGGGCTGTTTTGGCTGTTTATTGTCTTGCTTCCGGTTGGCTGTATCGGCTATTATATTAACCCGGCTATTTGGTTGTGTGTCCTCTGTTGGTATATCTTTTATTGTTTCCTGCTATACTTTAAAATCATTGATTTATGAAAATATATTCCCCATTAACCACCGAAGAAAGAAAAAAATACGATGAAGAAATGGCAAAATTTATGAAGTTCTCAAAATGGATAAATCGAAGACTTTTCATTTTATGGAATGAACATGTTAAACTTACATGTAAATATGAAAATTATGATGGAAGTTTTGCGAGGAATAAAATGAACTTTTTGCGAGAATTAGAGAATCCAACATTTTAAAAATAAATGTCATGTTTGGGCTAATTGTTTGGCTCGTCTTCATCCTGATAATATGCTTTTGCGTGTGTGGTGGCTGGTTCTATGCTGCCGCATGGATCGTGGGCGGTGCATTGAGTTTATTTTTTGGTTTGAAATATGAATTAAAGTAATTTAGAAAGGAATGTAATATGAAAATTGATTTTGAAAAAATACAGGAAATGTGGGAAGAATTTGAAGATATTCCCATTGATGAAGATGAATGTATAGAAGTACAGTTTTATAACTGGGAAGTAGGAACAAACAGGTATGATATTTGGCATTGGTTTGATGAATACTGTCCCAATAATTTACATGATGATTTAATGTTTTCCTAATAACATGATATTATGTCTGACAAAGAAATAAATATTGCTATTCTTCAGGAATTAAAGAGGATTGCAAACGAGATTTTCACAAATGAAATAAATATAGTTCCGGGCACATATACGGCGGCTGAACTTGCAAAGGAAAAGAGCGCAAAAGGAGATGTTTTAGAAATAAAATACATTCCGACAAATAACGAAAGTATATTAACGCGCTCCGTGTGTGTCGGCTCGTTTAAATGTGAGTTTGAACGGAGAAACATTTTCAACTTGATTTGGAAGTTTGAACAGCTTACCGGGACAAAACAAAAGGATAAAGCGCGTTTTGTACGAATCGAAGCCGGGAAAGTAGATTTATCTTTTTCCATGGAAATAACAAAAGAGATGCAATTACTTTGTAAATGTGTCGGGAATGATCCGAAAAGCCCGGTTATGTCTTACATGTTTATAGACTACCAAAAAGGCTATTTAGTTGCATCGAATGGAAGACATTTGCAAGCATGTAAAGCAAATATTTGTAATATAGTGGGGGAAACTAAAACGAGCGTTTTAATAAATCCGAAAGACTTTAAGCAGCTTTCCGGTGTTTGCTCTGTTATTGTTTCCGGTGGAAAGATCACAATATCAGACGAAGCCGGACGCGCTTATAATGTGGAAAGCTCCGGGCTTAAATATCCGCGCTGGGCTTTAGTGGTTCCAAAAGTCAGCAAAAACAACTATATCAAGATAAACGAAGTAAAAGAGGTGCTTTCTTTCCTGAAAAAGAAAGAAGGAACGTTTTACATGTACGCGGAAAAAGGGCACAAAGTAACCGTAGATTATACAGATAGTGGCTCCGGCGCATTTTCAAAAATCGAAGTATTTACAGAAAATGAAATTCCCTTTGCTTTCTCCGTTATGTTTGATTCAAAAAGTTTTCAAACAGTTGCGCAAAAATGGGACGGAGGTATTTTCTTAAACGCGAATTATAAAGCGGTGGTTTTAACTGATAAGAACAAAAGTTTGTGTTTTACAATGCCAGCCGGAACCGGGAAAGAGGGATTTTTCAAAATGGATTTTGATTTTGACCGTTCTAATATGGTTTCTTTGCTTGAATATGGAGAAAAAGCGGATGCAGAGCCAACAACACCAAAAGAAAATATTATTGTACCCGTGCAAATTGATCCTATAAATTTGCCTGTTGTTGCATCAGAATATAAATACAATGCTATGGGCTTGTATTTCCTCCTGTCGTTACTTTGTGATCTTTGCAAGGCAATTATATACCATGAAGCAAAAGAGGCTTTAAAACGGCTTAAAATGCTTCTTTATTCTCCGGCGGTGAATATCGAAGATTTTGCAAATGAGGTTCAAATAATCGACCTTAAACCGGATGAAATAGAAGAGATAAAAGAAGCTCACCCGATTACAGATATTTCGCCGGGTGTTACTCTTCCGGTTCCGGCGAATGTCCCGGCGGTTTCTTCCATCCGTCCGGCTCCGGTTTCTTCCGTATTCTTTTTTCCGATTGTTTTGCGTCTTGTCTTTCGGTTGTGGGCTATCTCTGTGTCGCATTATGCACTTATGACTCCCGCGAAATATGCCGGATGTCCCCGGCGTGGTCTTATTCATATACGCGGTGATACATGCCGAACGACTATCTTAACCAAACGACTTTTTAAACTCCCGATGCAAATAAGTTATAAAAAATATTCATTATGAAACATATAAATTTTAACAGAACGAAGAGAAATATAGTTGTCTCTATTTTAAATGCGCTTAGCTTTTTATGGAACCTTTACTATTTATTGCAGCCTAATATAAAATCGAAAACGCTTCCTATTTCAGGTTGTATCATTGCTCTTATAGCAATAGTATTGATGGTGATAATAATAAATAGAGACAATAAAAACAGGACAAATAAATAAACAAGAAATATGAAAATATATAGCCCGCTAAATAAAGTAATAAGAGTAACCATTGAAGACCAAAACACAGGTACAATAATAGAGAACACCGTTAAGTTTTCCATTGCCGAAAGTAATTGCGAAGAAGTATGTAAACTAATAGAGAAGTCATTTAAAAACAATCTTCTTCCAGTTATAACCGGAGCACGCGAAATAGGAAAGAGTCGTTCTGTAAAAATAGACATATCAGAACTGGATAACTCCAGCGCAAAAATGCGTAAAATAAGCCGAACGATTAACATGCAAGGTGTAAATGCAACAGAAGTTGGTACGCGAATGATTGAGTTAGTGAATGAAGCCGAACGACTGGCAATTATTAAACGAGCTAAAGAACTGACAGTATAAAATGAACGATTTACGGACTGCATTTACAGAAAAATATCCTAAATATGGAAATGTATTGGATATGTACGAACGAGCGAACGGATGCCCGGCTACATGGGGAAATCTAACAAAGATTGGATTATCAAAATTTGTAGATTACATGAACGAACGACTTGCGACATCATCAGTCAAGACATACGCCGCAATGCTGAAGGCTGTATTGAACTTGTATAATGAGGAAGTGAAGTTACCGAAAGATTATGATAAGGTACTTTCGGTTCGTGGTGAGACATCTTCTAATACGTGGCTGAACGACTTGGAGATCGAAACATTAATAGGCTATATTCCTGTAAATGCAACCGAACGACTTGTAAAGAATCAATTTATAATGGGATGCGTAACAGGTGCCCGACACAGTGATTACATGGATTTTACCCGTGAGAATATAGTGAACAAAAGACTCGTTTATGTTTCCCAAAAGACGCATGTACGCGCTGAAGTTCCTCTTTCTCCGGTGGTCGAACGACTGATTGCTGAAAATGAGATGTTTTATTTGGTGGATAAAGAAGTTTCAGACCCAACATTTAATACTACAATCCGGGAAATATGCCGAAAAGTAGGGATAAACGAACGACTGAAACTATATCGTGCCGGAACCTTTGTTGAAGGTCAAAAGTGTGAGTTTATATCAAGTCATACCGCACGCCGTAGTTTTGCCACAAATCTATATTTACGTGGTGCCGACTTGTACTCTATTAGCCAAATGATGGGACACAAATCAGTCACAATGACTGAAGGATATGTGGTGTGTGGTTTACGTGATCTATCGGATAATATTTTAGACTATTTCAAAACATTCAAATAAATAAAAGTATGAATGAAAAATCAAAAGCTTATGAACTAATAGAATTTGTTTGGAACAATGAAAAAACAGATTCTTATTTACGAGTTAATATAGCCATGTATGAAGCAGTAAAATTGGCTATAATTTCTCAAATGAAATTCAATAAAGAAGATTTTCAGAATATATTCTCAAAATTCAGCGGTGGTTACTGGTTTGGAGTCAACGCAAACGGTAAGGGTTATGGTGAGAATTTCTATCTTGAAGCTGTTACTTCGGGGAACATTTCAGCCTGCCAAAGCTATGAATCATTTTATAATATTAAGCCATTCATAGACTCCAAAGGCAGAAGATTATGTAAAGGGGCAATGTATCGGGATAATGAGAAGCGTTATAGGGTGACGGGATTTGATTTCGATACTAAAAAAATCTATTTAGTAGGCTATGCTATAAGTGATTGGGAAGAAAAAGGGAAAAAGACTCTTTTTAACTTTACCAATAACGAATGGAACGAATTTAGAAAACAAATAAAGCAATTTTAGCCACAAAAGATAGAGATATGAACCTAAAGCAATTTGCAATATCAATGCTCGGACAGGAAGTAAAGTTCCTATCCTTCTTAGGAATAAACGAAGAAACGGGTATCGTGGTAGGATACATGGAACCCATTCCGGGTAATGAACACCTATCATTTCTCGGAGTAATCATAGCATTGCCAAACAACAGGGGTTACGCATTATCAGAAATAGGAAAATGCACAATCTTACTTGATTTGCCATCGAGCGTATCGTTTATACACGTGAAGGTAAATAACTTAATAACAAGATAGAAATGAGTAGAACATCTGACGAATGGTGCTGTATGAACTGCGCCCGATTGAACGACTGTTTAGTTAGTGAACCTAATTTGAACTTGCTTGATTACTGCGTTTCATATAGAGACGTAGAATATGAAGAAGATTAATTGTAAATAAGAAGAAATGAATATGAGTAAATATCACTTTGTACTAATACGAGATAAAAGGAACACTTCTTCCGGTACGTGGTATCTAACCGGAGACTCTTTAGATGTTATTATGGAACACTTCAAAAAGTATGTAGGTACAGAAATGAAAGAAGGTATCAAGCAAATGTTTGCGAGAAAAACAGGTACAGTGGGACATTACACTAACCATTTTGCAGGACTAATAGACATGGTTTCTGGTGTAAAAGAAGAGTCGTGTTTACAAACAGCCATAGGACTTGAAAACGAATTATTACGTAATAGAATAAAGTTTTTCAAGAAAGGCGTTATACAGTACTTTAATACGTCACTACAAACGTTCCTTCTTTCTGATTCTTGTGAAATCGTAGATGAAGTGTACAAAGATACTTTGGTATTCCCACACGAAGAAAAGCCATCTATCAATGATATTAGATTTTTGCAATGGTCAGGCGGTACACATTACTATGCCAAAATTGGTAAAATTGATATTATAGACAAGAATGGTAATCAAAAATGGGATACTAAAGCAGAGGCAGAAGAAGCCGCTAAATGGTATATAGAAAGTAATTATTAATAAAAAGGAACAAATATGAAAACAGAATCCTTACATTTTACACTTGGAGAAAATGCCGGAAGATTGTTGGTAGATATAGCAAGAGAGCATTTGTTATACTCATACAATCCCCAAAAAGCACTTGAAGCGATAACAAACTCTCTTACTGGGTGTCCCAAAGATATTGCACTTGATATAATCATTGGCAAACTGATTCTACTTGTAGACAAGGATAGAGTTACTTTCAACTGCGTTACTTTCGATCCTGAAATACATAAAGGAATTTTTGAAAGGTTAGATGCCGAGGGCTGGGCTGAACGAAAGTTGTTAGAAATGAAAAAAGTTTCAAGGGAATGGAGTAAAGCAATAAAAGAATTAGAGAAATCAATCATAAAAAGCGATGGTAAGTTTGAGTTTACCGTAAAATACAATGCTCTATTGAAATACTTCTACGATGGAACCGCCGATAATCTAATTGATCCTGATGAAGACGACACGATCAGCCTTATGTGTGGTTGTGTAAAAGGAGTGAGAAATTTTATTGAGGAATGTTTTAAAACTCTGAATATAATAGACTGGATATATAAGAATTTTCCCGGTGAAATTCCAGATGGATATACAATGCTCCCTCGTGAAGTAAAGAGCCTATCCAATGAAATATTTGAGTTGATTATGGGTAATTCAGAGATTGAAGGTATTATTCGGAAAAATTGTATAGCCGATAAAATGCTCACTTCCTATTTAGATAGCGAGCAAGATATACGTGACGTGATTTCTGAAGGGATTAAACCTGTTGATATTTTACAAGGATGGTCTGCCGGATGGTTATCTCCCGATGGAGAGTACTATGCTTTGAACGGAAGTATTGCTAATATGCTACACAATCAGATAGCTGATGCCTTAGTAGTTGCAGGAATTATACCTATTGGTAGACCTGAAGACGGGAAGGCTATTGATAATCGTAAGAACCCGGACGAATGGTTAGAATCCCACGGATGGGTGAAAATTCACGGTGACTGGATTTTATATGACGGATGGAATAGAGCGCAAATCCCCGGATATAAGGCTGTCCCAATGACCGAAAAACAAAAGGAAATTATCTACAAATACGGTCAAGTATGCTGTAATGGGATTCTGAAATTAGGATTCACCCAAGAGAGAGTTTCGGCTGCAAGGTTTGAAATGACCGATATTCCAATGTTGAGAAAATACTTTGATTTATAATTTAAAACATACGACTATGGCAAACAGAAATTACATTGAAGTTGAAGGAGTTAAGATTTCCGATAGACTTATCGCTTTTTTGAAGGATTTGCAAATGAACGACAACGAGGCAGTGCGCAATACTTTGCGTGATATGGACGAACTTTCAGGTCTTCTTCTTGATCTGAACGAGAAATGCGAAGCGGAACTGCCAAACGATGAATGTTTAGAGCATGTACGGGAGATACGCTTTTATAAGTGCATCATAGAATCTATTGCAGTATAAAAATAGTTAAAAGAAAGGAGTGAAAATGAGAAAGAATGAAACAACATGAAAAAGAATGAAAGTATCACATTTTCAGGTATTTGGATAATAAAACGAAGCTCCATATATTTGCATCCGTATCAAGTGAAGGTGATACCGTACATACAGAATATATTGCTTCTTACGAAGTATCTATATATAATAATCCGTGCCAACCCTTCACTTGGTGCGGATTATTTTTAATCCCCACGCCGAATTTATCCGTTTGAGAAGTCCGTTGGTCGGTGGTGGAAAAGCTGTTACAAAGGGTAGTTCTATAACAGTAGGCAGAATAAATCCGGGTGCCTGAACATCTACAAGTAAGAGAAAAGCCGGAAAAGTTGGGTAACTTGTTAATGCCTGACCGGACAAAAAACGTCACACTATACTGAATGATTTTTTGTACCGCAGATCATCGAAGAGAAGTCAATCTCTCTTTAGGCATGATTATGCGGTTCTTTCGTCTCCTACCTGAATAATTTTCCCTCTTTATTTATCCATGTACTTATATCTTTTTATGAAGAAAAAAACTTTTTCGCATAAAAGCGGGAATTTCACCCGCTTATTTGCTTCTCAAATACTTCGTAGCCTTTATCCACATCTTTGTTCAAAATCGCTGCATATTCTTCGGTCGTTTTCAGGCTACTGTGCCCAAGCATCTTTGAAACAGCCTTAAACTGTACGCCTTTAGTCAAAGCAAGAGTGGCAAATGTATGACGCGCCATGTGAGTAGTCAAATTTTTATCCAGCCCGGCATAATCAGCAACCAATTTCAACCGAAGATTATACTGTGTATTGCTAATGATCGGTAGCTCATAATTGTACTTTTTCAAAACTTCAAGTGCCGGAGAGAGCAACACAATGTAGTAATCCTCTTCTGTTTTTATGCGCATATCATAGATAATATACTTGCCTTCATGCTGCACGACATCTCTTTTGAAATTGAATTTTGCCAAATCCGCATAAGCAAGCCCAGTGAACGACTGGAAAACAAACAAGTCACGTACCCGGCGAATCGACTCATTGGGTATTTCAGCATTACGGATTTTATCAAGTTCTTCCTGATATAAAAACCTTCTTCTTTTATATTTTCCCCTTTTGACAATAACTCCGGTATATGGATAATCCTTCAATAAGCCGAGTGACATTGCTTCGTGGATATAAACTTTGTTTCTCTTATGGTAGTTGTGGATAGTTGGTTGAGACTTATACTTGCCATGAAGCCAGTTGTCATACAGTTTAATATTCTGTACCGTCAAGTCGCTAATGTAGGTTATGCCACCAAACTCTTTGAGAGAAGAAATCAGTACCCGGTGAGACTTTCGCGTACTTTCGGTTATATCATTACGCTCGTTTATACGTCTTTCCAAAAATTCGATGTAGTTTTCGGAATGATTGAGGTATTTCAAGAAAGCATCCATTTTTTCAAATTCAAACGCTTCCTTCTTTCTTATTAAGTCATTTACCCAATTTTGAATAACGCGCATCATTTCATCAAGACGCTGATTAAGTTGTAGCATCTCGGAAGAGTTTATTACTTTCTTTCGGTCACTCCATTGATCGGAGTATAACTTTACTCCGGTTCCAATCCACTTTCTTTTTCCTTCGGATAAAACTTCAAGCTGA